ATGACCCCTCGCTCCAAGGATAGATCACCGGGGCTCGCTGACCTGCTCGATTCGTGGACTCTCGCGCTGGAATCCGCAAACCGGTCGCCCGGAACCATCCAGTCGTACATGGCCACCTGCCGCCTGTTCCTGCGCTTCACCACCCACCACGGTCTCCCCGCCACCGTCGAAGGGGTCGACCCCGAAACCATCCGCGCCTTCCTCCTCGCCGCCCGCCAAGGGTGCTGGCTCGACGCGGAGCAGCAGACGGCCTGCCCGTGCGGCATCGCCCCGACCAGTCCAGGCAACGCCCACAAGCACTACCGCAACCTCCGCGCCTACCTCGGCTGGCTCATCCGCGACGGCGAACGAACCGGCCCACACCCCATGATGAACGTGACCGAGCCGAAGGTCCCCGACCAACCGCCGGACGTGTTCACCGACGACGAGCTGGCGAAGCTGCTCAAGGAAGCGTCCGGGCCCTCCTTCGAGGACCGGAGGGACACCGCCATCATGCGGATCCTGATGGACACCGGGATGCGCGCGTCCAGCCTCTCCGGCCTGCGCTACAGCACCGACCAGGAAGAGTCCGACGTCATGCTCGCGAAGAAGCTGCTGCGGATCCGACAGAAGGGCGGCAACGTCATCTTCGTCCCGATCGGCAAGAAGGCCGCCCGAGACCTCGACCGGTACATCCGTATCCGAGCTCGGCATCCCCTTGCCGAGGAGCCGGCGCTGTGGTTGGGCAAGAAGGGCCGCCTCACGCAGTCCGGGGTCAGGCAGATGCTGGAGCGGCGGGGCAAGCGGGCCGGGGTGTCGAATGTGCATCCGCACCGGTTCCGCCACACCTTCGCGGATGACTGGCTGGACGCCGGCGGCAACGCGCACGATCTCATGAGGATCGCCGGCTGGTCGTCGCTGCAGATGGTCGGACGGTACGGGAGGGCCGCGGCGGATAGGCGGGCATGGGCGGCGCACGCGAAGCTGTCGCCGGGGGACCGCATCTAGAAACCGTTGATCATAGCGTCCGCGATCATCGCGTGAGCTATCTTCCAAGCTATGGTCGTGTAGCCTCGGCAGGTGTGCCATTTCCGGCATACCGGGCATATCGCGGAGTCGTGACCGCTATTGGCTACGCGCTGTGAGAGCGTGTCTGCGGCGTGGTGATAAACGTGCTTTGTTGATACGCAGTAGTAGGTATCTCCCTATTCCCGCACAGGTCCATGTCACCTAGAGTTAGCGGACTGCGCCTCGCCCTGGGAAAACGGTCGCGGTACGGCGGCACTAAAGACAGTGCAGCCACGGGAGGGACAAGCACTACATGGAACGTTACATGCGCCGGTCAGTGACGACTGGAACAGTGCTGCTGTGGGGAGCCGCACTCGTAGCCGCCACCTACGAGTTCGGCATCCGCTTCTACCTGCTGATCTGGCTCGCCACTGGCCTGTCGTCCCTGTGGACGTTGGCTGCTTGGGCCATGAAGGCAGACCACAGCGTGCTCGCCCAGGCTCGCCTCCGCATCGCGGAGGCACGTCTTAACGGCGCGCTCCATGAAGAGGCGGAAATGCGCGCGATGGAACTGCGCGCCCAGCGGCACCTCAACAGCGTCGTCTGAAGGAGTCGTTAGGTTTACACGTCCCCAGAACGTTTCTCAATCGCATCTTTCCGCGCCTGCGCTGCGAGGGCCTCAATCTCCTGGCGCTGGCGACGAGTGAGAAATGGTGATGACGCTATTTGGTTCATGGCGTTGTCGAACTCGGCGAGCGCCTCGCTCTCGGGCTCCGGCTCGGGGGCGGGGCGCTCTTCCACTTTCAGGTCGTCCTCGGACACAAGGCCGGCGTGGAGGAGTAGCTCGGCGAGGGAGTACCTCCAGTGCCCCGCTAGCTGCCGCAGGGCGGTCAGGGTTTCCAGGAGGGCAGGCACAGTCATCCCGCGGCGCTCGGCCTCGCTCGCGAACCACCTCGGCACGTGCTGCACCGTGATGGTGTCGGTCGCTGTCGCGGCGTCTTCGGCGTGCACGGAGACGGTTTGCCCCGCAGCCATTGCCACGCGGCCGGCGCCCCCGGTGACCTGTGCGACCACCCCGGGGTCGCCGCCTTCGAGGATCCGCTGTATGGATCCCGCCGTCCACTGGTAGGCCGCTTCGACGGCCCGCAGGGTGGTGTCTCTGTAGCTGTGCCGTCTGGCGTTCTCCAGGTCGGAGATGAGCCGCTCGTTCAGGCCGGTGTCGGCGGCGAACTTGAGGCGGTTCTTGTAGCGGGGGTTGAGCTGGACACGGCGGTCCACCAGCAGGGAGGCGACGCGCTCCCAGCCGTCTCGCGGGTGGATCAACGTCTCCTCCATGGGGAAGCCCCGACTAGGAGAGGGATGGAGAAACTGGACTGCGCTAACCATACACGCCTCCTGTGGTGTGACCTGGACCGAAGCTAGGGGATCTTATCTCCTAGGTTCTCTTTCAGGAGTCCTTGACTCCTGTAATCTCAGGAGAATAGTGGAGATCTCTTGACGGTGGGCTGGAGTTTCTCCTAGGTTCTCCATATGCCTCCGATACCGACTGTCCGCGCCAACGGACATGCGATCCGGGCCTTCTGCGACATGGGCGATCTGACCATCGCCGACCTCGCGCGGCGCGCTGGGGTTGCAGGCTCGGCAGTCCACTACTACGTCCACGGGGTGAAGCAGCCCACGCGGCGGACCCTCAACAAGATCGCGCAGGCCCTCGGTGTACCCGCACAGGCCATCTGCATGGACGACCTCTCTCAGGAGATCAGGAGGTCGGCATGACGGCGACCCCGGGTGATCGTCGCACGATCGCCAGGATTGCGGCTAACACCAGATGGTCACAGGAGACTAACCGTGCGGGGGCTACCGCTAAGGCCCGCAACAACAGCCCCGCATCCCTGGACTACTGGATGCGCAAGGTCGACCCCGAGTCGAACCTGCCGTACTCCGAGCGGCTGAAGTGCGCGAACAACGCCAAGACCGCCTACTACGAGGCGCTGGCCCGCAAGGCGCGTAAGGCCAAGGCCGCCAAGAAGGCCGCCGCGGAGCGCGCGGCATGACCGAGCTCCAGCGCTTCGAGTTCCCCGGCACCGGTCAGCCGGTCCGCACCGTCCTGATCGACGGCGAGCCGTGGTTCGTCGGCCGCGACGCCTGCGAGATCCTCGGCATCGCCGACGCCCGAGCATCCCTCAACCTGCTCGATGAGGATGAGCGGGACAGTATCCCGGTCACCGACTCCATGGGCCGTCAGCAGATGACGATCGTCATCAACGAGCCCGGCCTCTACTCGCTGATCCTCCGTAGCCGCAAGCCGGAGGCGAAGGCGTTCAAGCGGTGGGTCACCCACGACGTCCTGCCGGCGATCCGGAAGACCGGGTCGTACTCGGCGGGCCCGCAGTTCGAGATCCCCCGCACCTACGCCGACGCGTTGGAGCTCGCCGCCCGGCAGGCCCGCGCGATCGACGCCGCGAACCAGCGGATGGCCGAGCTGGAGCCGGCCGCGCACGCCTGGGACGTCCTCGCGTCCGCGCACGGCGACTACTCGGTGCGTGAGGCCGCGTTCATCCTCAACCGGGACCCGGCCATCTCGACGGGCCAGAACCGCCTGTTCGGGACACTGCGCGACCTGCGGATGATCGACGCCGGGAACACCCCGTACGCGACGCACCAGCGGCACGTGACCCTGCGGTCGCGGCACTACGACCACCCGCGCACGGGGGAGCCGCAGCTTACCCAGCAGGTGCGGATCACGGTGGACGGGCTGCGCTACCTGCACAAGCAGCTCGGCGGTACGGCCCCGTTCACGTCGCTGATCGGAGAGGTCGCATGACCGCCGACCAGTTCTACGCCAGCCGAGGGTTCCTGGTCCGCCTTGTGGATCTCGCCCTGGATGCCGCTGACGCCGAGCCGTCTCGCTGAGACGCAGGCGGGCCCCGACCGATTGCCCCGGCCGAGACCCGCAAACCCCCAGCTCAACAACCCCATTCACTCAGGAAGGAGCCGGGAGTGATCTCCAGTATCGCAGCACTGCCCGAGCCGACCACCACCAAACCCGCCCCCCGACTGTCCACAGATGACGCCCTCGCGTTCCTGGACACGGTCACGCCGTCCGAGGCGCACTCCATGCTGATGCTGCTGCTCGGCAGCGACGAGAACGGGTTCATCTACGCGATGGAGTCCGTCCAGCGGCGCCGCGCCCGCGCTGGGGCGGTGACCCGATGAGCGAGCACCTGACCGACCCGCGCCCCGGGATCCTCCGCAAGGCCGTCGAAGTTCTTCAGGTCAATGGCCGATACATCGGCGATTACTACGACCTGAACCAGATTGATGGCGACGACGACGAGCCGGTCCACTGCCGGGTTTGTGTCCTCGGCGCGATCGCGCTGGCCGCCGGGTGTGATCTCCGGAACCACTCTCTCGGAGACCCGCAAACTGCGGCAGAGGACCTAGCTATTGACGCCGCCCGCGCCCTGGCGTGGGAGCTTCACCTCCTCACCGACCGCGAGGACCCCAACACAGTCATCAACGTCGTAGCGAACTGGCACGACGGTGTTGACAGCCGTGAAGGACACCCTTCAGACGCGGCCGTGATCTCCGCTCTGTCTCATGTCGCGGACGCTCTGGAGCGTGTGGCGGGTGAGGCGCGATGACCGCCCTCAACGTCGCCACCACCTGGTCCGCCGCCCACTACGCCCACCGCGTCTGCTTCCCCGGTGGCCTCCCCATGGTGGTGGCCACGGAGCCGTCCCCCTGCGCCGACGGCCGCTGGTCGTGCCAGGTGTACACGCATGAGGGCCGCCGGGAGGCGGTCAAGGAGTGGCCGGACACACCGATGACGCTGCTCGACGTCCCCGGCAACCTCACGCGGGACCTGCCCCGGCACTGCGAGATGGGCGCCTGCCCCAACCAGGCCACCGGGCACGTGGACGCGTGCGGCCGGGTGTGGGTGTGCGACACGTGCCGCGCCCAGCTGGACCGCATGGCCGCGAACGCAAAGGCGGGTGCCGAATGAGCGCCGCCGACGCGCTGGCCGCCGCCGACGCCCTGATCCTCGCCGCCGACCTGGAAGACCCGATCGCCACCGTGAAGGCGTACGAGCGGGCCGCAGCCGAAAAGCACGCCGAGGACGAGCTCCGCCGTCGCCTCCACGAGGGGGGCCTGTGGTGACCACCCAGCCGATCGCCACCCGACGCATCCCCTGGCGTGGCGGCCCCCGCCTCGACGAGTGGACCGAGCAGCAGTACCGGACCGAACAGGCCGACTACGACGACGTGCGAGAGGACGACGAGCTGTGACCTTTACCTTCACCCCCGCCACGAAGGAGCAGGCGAAGGCCCGCATCGCGCTCGCGGGCCCGTCCGGTTCCGGCAAGACCTTCACCGCCCTGGTCACCGCCCGCGCCCTCGCCGGCCCGGCCGGACGGATCGCGGTCATCGACACCGAGCGCGAGTCGGCCAGCCTCTACGCCGACGAGTTCGCCTTCGACACGCTGAACATGCACACCTACGACCCGCGGGACCTGGCCAAGGCGCTCGCCGCCGCCGCTGAGGCCCGCTACGACGTGGTCATCGTCGACTCCCTGTCGCACTTCTGGATGGGCATCGGCGGCATGTTGGAGCAGGTCGACAACGCGGCGAAGCGGTCCTACGGCGGCAACTCCTTCGGCGGGTGGAAGGAAGCCCGCCCGATCGAGCGGCAGATGATCGACGCCCTGCTCGCCTACCCGGGTCACGTCATCGTGACGATGCGCACCAAGACCGAGTGGGTGGTGCAGGAGAACGAGAAGGGCCGCAAGGAGCCGAAGAAGATCGGCACCAAGCCCGAGCAGCGTGAGGGCATCGAGTACGAGTTCACCATCGTCGGCGACATGGACCTGGAGCACACGCTCGTCATCTCCAAGTCCCGCGCCAAGCCCCTCGCGGACGCCGTCATCCGCGTCCCCGACGAGACGTTCGGCCTCACGGTGCTCGACTGGCTGGGCCAGGGCAAGCCGATGCCGAGCTCCCTCGACTACCGCGACCAGGCCATCGCCCACGAGGCGACCTACGCCGAGCTGCGCGGCCTGTACGAGGAGGTCAAGAAGCGGGGCCTGCTCGGCGCCGCCGTCATGGACGACACCGGCGAGACGGTCAGCCTCGGCGACCTCATCGTGGCCCGCGGCAAGGACGCACAGGCCCGCGAGCAGGGCGCCGGCCAGGACAAGGGGGCGGCGGCGTGAGCGCCACCCACGCCCTCAAGGTGGCCGCAGCGAAGGTCCTCGCCGACATCGTTACCGAAGGCTACGAGCAGCTCCGCAAGGAGGCCGAACCCGAGTTCGCGGCACTGCGCACCCAGTACAACGCGCGGACCCTGGACGCCGCCCTGCCCGACGGGACCGTGCTCGGCACGATCAGCATCCTGGGCGGGCCGGCCAGCCGGAAGTTCAACATGTCGGCCATCGCCGCGATCGTTGCCAACGATGACCCCGACGAGTTCGTGGAGCAGATCCGCCCCGAAGCCGTCGCGGATCCCGACCTGCTGGCGTTCGTCCGCGACCACATGCCGCACCTGCTCGTCAAGAAGATCCGCGACGAGCACCTGAAGCGGGTGTTCAAGCGGGTCGATGAGAACGGCTACCTGAAGGACGCCGCCGGGACCCTCATCAAGGTCGCTGAGGTGACCCGTGGGGAGCCGACGGGGGAGTTTCGGTACAAGGCAACCCCGGCCGCTCGTGAGGCCGTGTGGGCGGCGTGGGAGGCCGGAATCCTCCAGCCGTTCCTCGGCGACCTGGTCCGCCCGGCCGTCGAGGCGGGTGAGGGCCAGTGACCGCGAGCTTTGACCGGGGCGAGACCGGCGGCCTGGAGTTCATCCAGGAAGGCGAAGCTCTCACCACAGTGGAGACCGAGGCCTTCCTGAAGCGGCTCAACAACGAGCTGGTTTTGTCGCAGCTCGCCATCCGCCGGGCCCGCACTCACGCGGCCAACTGCAAGAAGGCCTACGAGATGAGGCGGATCCCGCTGCTGCTGTCTGCGGAGTGCCCGCCGGTGGGGCGCGGTGTCGGCGAGGTGACGGTCGCGGAGCGCGACGCCTGGATCAACAACCGGATCATGGCGGAGTATCAGGCGCTGAACGACGCCAAGATCGCGCTGGAGAACGCGATCGATTACGGCTGGCAGGTCAAGGACCAGGTCCGGATCATGCAGTCGCTCAACAACAACGCCAAGGAGATCTACCGGAGTGCGCGATGAGCGTCTCCGACAAGGTCCGCAAGCTGGTGCTGGAGCGCGACAACCACTCCTGCGTGTGCTGCGGCCGGTCCATTATCGGCCAGCCCTACAGCCTTCAGCACCGCAGGGCCCGGAAGATGGGTGGCTCCCGCCTCCCGTGGATCGACCAGCCGCAGAATCTCATCACGGTCTACGGGTCGGCGACCACCGGGTGCCACGCCCGGATGGAGTCCCGCGGGCAGGCCGACAAGAGCAGGGGCTATGTCATCCCGGCGTGGCCGGAGATCGACCCCCGGTTCATCCCGGTGCAGGTCGTGACGGAGTTCGGCCCTGCCCGGGTGTGGCTGACCCCTGAGGGCGGCTTGTCGAACGACCCGCCGGCTGACGCGCCGCCCGCTGAGTGCGGGCTCCATCTGGTCACGGATGCCTGTCCGGCGTGCCTGGTGTGCCGCCTGTGCGGCCCGTGTGAGTGCGAGCTCGTCGCCGGCTGGGCGCGGGAGGCGTCGTGATCCCGGTCGAGGACTTGCCGCCCAGCGCGTGCCCGTACTGCCGGCACACCCACCCGAAGGACGCGGAGTGCGTCACCGACGCCCGCGACCAATCCCGCCCCGACGACGAGGAGACCCCCGATGAGTGAGCACGTCACCACCGACCGCCAGATCGGCGATCCCCGCACCTGGTCCGACGACGAGTGGTGGGACCCGACCCGCGTCCCGGACACGGAGTGGCTCGCCAAGACCGGCATGTGCGGTTCCTGCGGCCGGGACGGCTCGAACTGCAACGGCTACTGCTGGTGCGACCGCACCCGCTGCCAGCGCCCGCAGGACGGGCGTGCGTGCTCCTGCCGCTGCGGCTGCTTCCGCGAGCACGGCCTGAACGCCTGATCCCCGCTTCTTTCGGCTGCTCCCTCCTCGGGGGTGGGAGCAGCCACCCCCCGCACGAGATCCACCCCAGATCGGAGACACACCCAGATGACCGTTAGCACGAACACCCAGGAGATGCCCGTCGTCCCGGCCGCTGTCGCCGCCGAGGCGGAGAACGTGCAGATCCCGTACTCCCCGAACGTGAAGTCCCGCTTCCGGGTCGTCGCCGAGTGGGAGATCGACCAGATCCGCACCCGCATCCAGCAGGAGATCGACCAGCTGCGGGCGCAGGAGGAGTACGAGATCCGGCAGTGGCAGCAGATGCTCGCCCAGGTCGATCAGACGGTGCCGGACCCGACGCTGGTCCGGATCGGCAACCGGCCGGCTGGGCGGGACCCGTACGCGGAGGCCCCGGAGCTGTCGGACAACCCCGACGGAGTCGTGGCGGACTTCACCGCCGCGCACGAGGAGGAGGCGCAGCGGGAGGCCGCTCAGGAGGCGGCCCGTGAGGCGAAGAGGAGGCGTCGGTGATGGCCCGCGCTCCAAGGACCACGCAGTCGGGTGAGCGGGTGACGGTCCGCAACGCCTACGACCGGCAGTTCGCGAAGTCCCGCCGGTCCTGTACGCAGCCCACGCAGGTGTGGAAGGGGCTGCGCCCGATCCCCGCCGACTTCAGGAAGGACGACACCCAATGACCACCCTCGCTGTCCCCACCTTGGAGCCCGACTCCTTCGACTTCATGTCCCTGGTCGTCTTCCGCCGCAGGTGGGGCCTCCGGGGAGGCAGCTTCACCCGCGCGTTCCAGCAGCACCCGCCCGTGTTCCGCAACCCGGCCCTGTCGCATTACGGGGCGAGCCTGTCGGCGTTCGCGGTCCTCCTGGACGCGTACCGCACACAGATCGACCGGTGGTGGGACGCCCACCCAGACGACGGGGTGACCCTGTACGACGCGCACGCGAAGGCCGAGGTCGAGGAGATCCTGCGCCCGTCCACGTCTTCGGGGAGCCCGTCATGACGGGCCAGTGGGCAGGGACCGTCGCCGTGGGGATCGTCGTGGCGGTGTCCGCCGTCGTCGGCCTGGTGGGACGGGCCCACAAGGCGCGCAGGGCGCGGGTCACCGCCCGCGACCTCGCGGGGGCGCGGCACATCGGCGAGCTCCGCAGCGTCGGCTTCAAAGCCGTCGGTGTGGACGACGACGAGTGGACCCGGTTCGCCACCGACCACGGCATGCACCGCCTTCACACCCCTGACCAGGTGGAGCGCCTCGTCGATGACGCCCTGATCGGCGACGACGGCGACGGCCTGGACACCGAGTGGTGGCGGCTGTGATGAAGAAGCCCAGAAACGCGCAGGGCTACAGCCCCGAAGAGTTCGACACCGCCGTGGCCCTCATCCACAACGACGCCACCCTGCGCGCCGACATCGAAGCCATCACCGGGCAGAAGGTCACCGGCAAGAACCCCCGCGAACTGTTCGACCTGTTCCGCGCGATCGACCAGGCCGCCGAGGTGCAGGCCGCGGTCGTCCGCTACGGACGGGCCCGGCAGATGGTCCGCCAGACCCGCATCGAAATGCAGGACCTGCCGCCGGCGGACATGCCGGTCGACACCGCGAAGTACGTCGCGGACGTGCAGCGGCGCCTGGACGAGGCGAAGGCCGAGAACGCCGCCCTCAAGGCCGCGCTGCGGGCCGGCAACGTCACCGCGATTCCCCGCCACACCATCAAGGGAGAGGTCGCCTCATGAGCGCCCGCGACATCTTCGGCCTGACCGACGAGTTCACCACCTACCACGTGCAGCTGCGGTGCATCGACAAGCTGGTGGGTGGTGTCCCTTCCAGCGCCAGCGTGATCAAGGGCTGGTTGAAGACCCGCATGGAGCTCGGCGACCGCGACCTTCAGGACATGGTCGACAAGACCCTGGCCGAGCGGTTCCCCGACCGGCAGCCGTCCCCGGACGAGCTGGCCGAGGCCATCATGTCGACCGACGCCGCCCCCTCGGTGAACGGCTTCAAGCGCATCCCGGGGACGGGGGAGCTGGCGTATGAGGGGCGGTGCATGAAGGCCGCCATCAAGGAGTGGTCGAACTCCGCCTACCCGGGCACCGAGTGGCCGGGGAAGAAGCAGGTCGCCCCGACGTTCCGCAAGGGCCTGATGTCGACGCTGGTGGAGCGGGTGTTCGTCGAGGACATCTACATCGGCCTCGGCACCAAGGAACCCACCGGGGTCGAGGAGCGCATCAAGCACGTCATGACCCCGCAGGGGCCGCGCTCGTCCATCAACCGAGTCGAGTACGTGCAGGAACCCGAGCTGGCTTTCACGCTGCGGGTCCGGGATGACTTCCTCCCGGTGGAGGCGTGGTCCCGCATCTGGCAGGCCGGCGAGCAGATCGGCATCGGCTCCGACCGCGGCCGGTCCGACGGCCGGTTCGAGCTGCTGGCCTTCAAACGGGCCTGAGACGCGCACAGGGCCCCAGCACGACGGCTGGGGCCCCTTCCCACCCACGACTGTACCCGGGGGTCTCCTTGAACGTCTGCGACGCCGTGACGGATACGGCTAGCCACTACGACAGGCCGTCACTGCGCACGACTGGCCGCAACGACAAGCCCTACCCTTCCTTCCCTTCGCTCGCCGACAGTCCACCCCACGTCCGTCCTCGCCGACAAGCCAAGGTGAGCCGCCCCACGCCGGGCCACTCCGACATGCCTTGCCTTACCCGAGCCGACTTCTCCCGCCGGGCCGCACCCAGCCGACCCAACAGACCACGCCTAACCCAGGCAAACCGGCTGACAACCCAGTCCAGGTCTTCCCTCGCCGACAAGCCGAGCCGTCCCCTGCCGACGCCGGTCCGACGAGCCGTTGCTACCGCCTGCCCTGCTCACGCGACTTGCCGACTCCTGCCTCACCATGCCACGCCGACCTGTCTACGCCGCTCAGTCCGTGCCGCAGCACACCAGATCGACTCTCCCAGCCCTTTCCAGCCTTGCCGACTACCCGTCCCGGCTCTGGTCTTCCCTGCCCGACGAGCCTCGCCGGTCGCAGCTCCGGCCAACCCCTCACATGCCGACATCCCACGCCCTGTCTCGCCGAGCACGACATGCCTTCCCTGACCCGTCCGGACCACCACCACACCCTCATGGAGGTGACTGCCGATGCTCCCTCGGTACCCCGCCTGCGCGTCTGAGGTGACCTGTGAGCGCCTCGCCGCGTCTCTGGCGGTCGCCGCCCACTGGCACGCCTCCCAAGGCTCCGACACGGCTGCTGCGGCGTTGGACGGGCTGGCGTTCGTCCTCCGCACCCTCGTGCAGGTCGCGCCGGACCGGGCGGACGAGATCGCCCTCAGCGTGTGGCACCGCACCCAGGACGCACCCCCTGAGGGGTGGACCACGACGGCGTTGGCCGAGCTTGGTGTCTGCCCGGAGGCCGTGTACCAGGCCGCGAGAGGCGGTGCCGCGGCATGACCACCACCAACGAGGCGCCCGCCCGCCGGCGGGAGAAGCTTCCCCGCGTCACCCTCGACGAGCTCGCCCAGCCCTGCGCCCGATGCGACCACCAGAACGCCGGCCACGTAGGCGGCTACACCCGCTCCGGTTGGCCCATCTTCGACCCCATCTGGGTCGGGGCTACCGGCTGGTGCACCGCCCCCGGCTGCACCTGCCCTGGGAGGACCGACGACCCCAACCAAGCGTCCACCCAGCGCACCGCCCTGCCTGAGAGTGCGCCGGTCGTGGCGCCGCCGCCGAGGGCTGTGACGCCCCTGAGCGGCCCTTGTGGGGCTGGTGTGGGCCCGTGTGGGCGTGTCCCCACCCGGCCTTACCCGTGCGGTCCCCGGTGCGACGAGTGCGCGCCGGGGAGCCCGTCGGCCCCGCAGAACTGATCCCTCAACCCCACGCACGCCCCCGAAAGCGAGAGACATGGCCGACACGTACCTGAAGCTGCACGACGGCTTTCCGGAGAACCGGAAGGTTGTCGCGGCTGGAGGTGACGCCGCGTGGCTTCACGTCTGCGCACTGGCGTACGCGTCGCGGAACCTCACCGACGGCCTCATTCCCGAGGGGGTCGTGCCGCGCCTGTCCGACCGCAAGCAGCCGACGAAACTCGCGACGAAACTCGTCGAGGTCGGGCTGTGGCACAAGGCCGGCCACGACTGCCCTCGATGCCCCGAGCCGGGGGTCGGGGAGTACCTGATCCACGACTACCTCCACCACCAGCGCTCCGCCGCCAAGGTCGAAGAAATCAAAGGTAAGAGGGCCATTTCCGGCAGCAAGGGTGGCGCCCAGAAGGCGGCAAACGCCCAAGCGGGAGCGAAGCAAAACCCTAGCAATTTGCTAGGCGGTAGCTACGACGCCGCTGAAGCAAACGACTACCCAGATACAGATACAGATACAGATACAGATACAGAAGAAAAAGAACCTCCGTCGTCGGGCGGCAGAGCCGCCGACATTTCCCCGGAGATCGTCGAAGCCGTCGACCGAGTGTGCGACCACCTCGCTCAGCGCATCGTCGCCAACGGCTGCAAACCGCCCACTGTCGGGACCCGCTGGCGCGACGCCGCCCGGCTGATGATGACCGCCGACGGCCGCACCGAGCAGCAGATCCACGCCGCCATCGACTGGTGCCAGAACGACGAATTCTGGCGCAGCCACGTCATGTCGATGCCGAAGCTCCGCGAGAAGTACGACGCGCTCCGGCTCCAGGCGTCGGCCAAGAAGGGCCGAGGATCACCGCCGCCGGCCGCGCCCCCCGCCACCTCACCCCGTGACCGCTGGATGGAACGCCAATGACCCCCGACGACATGCGGCTGGAGCCGCACGACATCCTCGCCGAGCAGTCCGTCCTCGGCGCCATGCTCATCTCCCAGGCAGCCGTCGAGACAGCCCTGGCCCGCGTCACTCCCGGCGACTTCTACCGGCCGGCGCACCGGATCATCTTCGAGGCCATCACGGCGATCGCCCGCTCGGGGGAGCCCCTGGACGCGACGATCGTCATGGCCCGTCTCCAGAGCGAGAACTGGCTCCACGTCGTCGGCGGCGGCCCGTACCTGCACACCCTGATGGAGACGTGCCTCACCCCGGCGAACATCACGCACTACACCGCGATCGTGCGGGAGCGCGCGGTGCGCCGGCGCCTCATCGCCGCGAGCAGAGGCATCACGCAGCGGGCATACGCCGCCGACGGTGAGGACGCCGTCGGGCTGGCCGAGATGGCTGTCCGCGAGTTGGAGTCGGTCCGCGACTTCGAGATCAGCGAGGACGACGCCGCCTCCACGCTCACCATCAAGGAGTTCCTGGAGGTCAAGGACGAGGAGTACGACTGGATCGTCCCTGACCTGCTGGAACGCGGAGACCGCATGATCCTCACGGGGACAGAGGGGCTGGGCAAGAGCACGCTGTTCCGGCAGCTCGCGGTCACCATCGCCGCGGGGATCCATCCGTTCGACCACTACGAGATCGAGCCCAAGCGGGTCCTGGTCGTGGACGTGGAGAACACGCCCAAGCAGGTCCGCCGGAAGATCCGCCCGATGGTCGCCCAGGCCGAGCTCCAGCGCCGACCGATCGAGGAGACGAACCTGTGGCTGGAGATCCGCCCCGAGGGACTCGACCTCGCCAACGACCGGGACGTGTCCTGGCTGCTGCGCCGCATCTCACTGATCCGTCCCGACATCGTGTTCCTCGGCCCGCTGTACCGCCTGGCCCCGCGGGCGCTCAACACCGACGACGAGGCCGCGCCGATCCTCGCGGTGCTGAACATGATCCGCGCCAAAGGTGCCTGCGTCCTGCTGGAGGCGCACGCCGGTCACGCCCTGATGGCCGGCGGACGGCGCGATCTCCGCCCCCGCGGGTCGTCGGCGCTGCTCGGCTGGCCGGAGTGCGGGTACGGCATCCGCCGCGCCGACACCGAGGAAGCCAAGAGCCGCCGGATCGTTGATTTCGAGTCCTGGCGTGGGGACCGCGACGAGCGCAACTGGCCGGAGCGGCTCGGCGCTGGCGGCGTGTGGCCGTGGTCGGCAATGCAGATCGGTCACGAGCCCCCGGTCGAGTGGTCGCCCACCGCCGGCCTGCGGGGTGCCTGATGGCCGAGGAGATGCTCCTGGTGATCTGCGACGGCTGCGGCCGGCCGATCGACGACGGCGAAGGCTTCCTGTACGTGGAGCTCGCCAAGGTCCGCGACCTGTGGTCCGCCAAGGCCGACGAGGACACCACGGTCCTGTCGCTGGAGTCCCTGATGAGCCGCCCCACCCGGCCGACGTGGCATGCCCGCCACACGGCGTGCGCCCCGGACGACGGCGGCGACGCCTACGACGTGCCCGTGGCTCAGGTCCGGACCTGGCCGCGGCTGGCGACGACCACGGCCCGGCTGATGTCTAAGAACTGGTTCGCCTCCACCGACTGGAACGCGGTGTTGGAGGGTGCTGCGTCTGCTTGTGGCCGTCGGGTGTCCCGTACCGCCATGCGGGAGGCGTCATGACCGCCGCGCGCGAGGAGCGCCGCCGCTGGGTCGAGTGGCTGCAGGCCACCGGCTACCCGTTCGACTGGCACACCACCACCCCGCCGCCCTGCACCCCGGAGGACCTCGCAGCGGTGTGGCGGGAGCGGGAGACCGGCGGTGACGACCAGTCGGTGGAGGAGTGGGCGGCCATGGTCCGCGAGGAAGCCCGCTGGGAGTCGGGGGAGGCGTCGTGATCCGCTGCCCTAACCCCTCCTGCCTCGGTTGCTACCCGGGTGAGGGTCCTGACGCCTTGGTGTGCCGGTGCGGGACCTCGTGGGCCGGCAACCAGGAGGACCCGTCATGACCGACCTGACCGCAGTGAGCCTGTTCGCTGGGATCGGCGGCTTCGATCTCGCCCTCACACGGGCCGGCGTCCGGGTGGTCGCCGCCGTGGAGATCGACCCCGCCGCCCGCTCCGTCCTGCGCCGGCAGTTCCCCGACGTGACCCTGTTCGAAGACGTGAGAGAGGTGACCGGCCATGCCCTACGAGCAGCCGGGTTTGTTCCCCGACGAGGAATCATCACCGCAGGATGGCCCTGCCAGGGCAACAGCGCGGCAGGACGTCGTGGCGGCCTGGCTGACCCACGCTCCGGACTGTGGCGAGATGTCGTGCGCCTCCTGGCTGACACAGGCGCCGCCTGGTTCATCGGCGAGAACGTCACCGGTCTTCTGGGCGTCAACCGCGGACAGGATTTCGCTGTCGTCCTCGACGACCTGGCCAAGCTCGGGATGGGGTTCTGCTGGCGGGTTCTGGACGCTCGACGATTCGGAGTCCCCCAGCAGCGTCGCCGGCTCGTCGTTGTCGGACGTGCTGGAGGAGACCCACGAGGACCTGTCGAGGTACTTCTTGAGCCCGAAGGCCGCGGTGGGGATTCTGCGCCGGGCGGGGGCGGCCGGCCGCGTCCTGCCGCCTTGGCTGCGCCGGGCGCTGGAGACGACCGCGGCCGGGTGACGCCGGCGCCCGTGGCGTTGCGCGGGCGCAGCTCGGGGTCGCAGATCGAGTGGGGGGAGCCGGGCGATCCGGCGTTCACGCTCCGCACTCCGGGCGGCGGGTCCTCGTATCCGATGGTGGCGACCGACGTGGTGCGCCGGCACACGCCTTTGGAGTGCGAGCGTTTGCAGGGCTTCCCTGATGGGTGGACGGCCGGCCAGGACGACCGCCCCCGCTACCGGCAGCTCGGCAACGCCGTCCCCGTCCCGATGGCCGAGTGGGTGAGCCGCCGGCTGGTCGCCGTGGACGCCCGCCTCGCTGCTCGTGAGGGGGTGGCGGCGTGAACCCGCCCGCTGAGACCGCGCCGGCCGAACCACCCTGCGTGCCCGCCCCCAACGGGTGGGTGTCGTCGGTGTACGCCGAAGCCCAACCAGGTTGCCTGCCCCGGTGGAAGGCCGACTGGGAGGTCACCGACGCGGACGGGCTGGACGAGTGGTTGGCGCTGGCCGAGCTGATGGATGAGACCGCCCGGGTCGACTCCTCGTGGGAGGCCGCCCGCCTGTTGTTCACCGAAACCACCGAAAGGACCACCAATGCCTGAGCGAATCCAGCGCCGCCGCACGAAGGGCTGGCGGCTCCCCGAAGGAGCCGTGATCGTGGACCGCACCTCACGGTGGGGCAACCCGTTCAAGGTCGGCTCCCTCGTCATGGAGCCCGGCCCCTACAACAGCCCGACATGCCCGTACAGCGGCTTCATGGAGCCCGGCACTTACCGGTGGACCGGGATGGGCGGCCCCTACGGCTACGTGATCCGCGAGGTGCGGGACGCCGAGGACGCAACCGCCCTGTTCCGCGCCTACGTGGAGTTCCACGACGACGAGTGGCCGCCGGAGGGGATCCGCCGCGAGTTGGGCGGCAAGGACCTGGCGTGCTTCTGCGCGCTGCCCGCCGATGGCGAGCCGGACCACTGCCACCGATCTGTGCTGATGGAGATCGCGAACAGTGAGGAGCCCGCCCATGTCTGACCGGATCGTGTGGCGTTCGTCGTCGGCCTGCAACGGCGGCTCATGCGTGGCTGTGGCGGTCCTCCCGGACGGGGTGGGCGTCACCGACACCAAGCAGCCGGGCGGCCCGGTGCTGGTGTTCGGTCCGGGGGAGTGGACGCGGTTCCTCGACGAGGCCAAGGCCGGGAAGTACGACCTGCCTGCGGAGGTGCCCGGTGCCTGAGATCCCGGCGGAGCACCTGGCCGCCATCGCCAACGCGGTCAGCGACGGCTCAGCGGTCGTCTGCTACACGCGCTGCTGGCCCTGCCAGTTCGGCGAACACCACGACCCGCCGAAGGCCCACACGTGGATGGACCGCGAGGACGCCGAGCACGCGGGCCACCCGTGGCCACTCCCGGCGGAGACGGCCGCCAAGAACCCCTGTGCCTGCCCCTGCGCGAAGGAGACCCCGGATGCCTGAGATCCCGGCGGATGCCGTACAAGCCGCACTCGCCGCGTTGACGAGCGAACTGGGCGACCTGAGCGAGATCGAGGTGGACCGGGCACGCATGGCGGTCGAGGCCGCCGCACCTGTCCTCGCCGAGTGCATCGCCTCGTCGCTGATGCCTGTGTGGGAGTGGACCCGTGAGGTTGCCGGGGCTCACCGCACCACGTATGGGGTGGACGCGGTCGGCAGGTGCATGCGGATCGCCCGCGAGGCGTTCACTTCGGCACCTCCCGAAGTGATGACGGGGGACCGGTCGGGCGTGGAGGGGTCGCAGGCGGCCCCAGAATCCACGGAGAGCGCCCCGGAGGGTGTCTCCCGAGGCGTTGGGTCATCCGCTCATCCCATCGCTTCTGAGACGCTCTCAGCGCTCCGCGCCCTCGCCCGCTTCCGGAAGTTCCTCGACGACGACTTTCGGTTCTGGTGCTCACCGAACGGGATCGCAGCCCGGTACGCGGGCGACCTGATCGAGCACCTCGACCGGTTCGTTTCCGAGGAGCAGACCGGAGGCGGCAATGGGTGAGCTGATCCGTCACGTCCCGCCCTGCTCCGACCCCGGCTGCGATCCCTGCTACGCGGACGCCACGGACGAGGAGATGTACCGCCTGTTCACCACCGAGGAGACCACCCGATGATCGCTGACTTTGAGCCGCCCACTGCACAGGATCACCAGCCTCAAAGCGGACCTCAAACAGAAGACGCCACCGTGACCGCCGACCTGAAACCGCTGGCGGTGATCGACTGCCACGACCGCGACGAGTGGGCCCGCATCACCTCCACACCCGGCCTCCTCGCCCGGCTGCAGGACTGGGCGTGCTCCAACGACATCGACCCCGTCGACACCTACCGCATCGAGGTGTACCCGGGGGATTGCCTGTTCGGGCGGGTGTTCCAGTACGACCGCGACGAGCGGGGCAACGGGTACTGCCCGCTGAACCACCGGCACATCGTCGAGGAGTGCGAGATCGCGAAGCGGGTCCCGTTCGACGTCCCGCTGGGCTCGCTGCCGCCGGTCCCCTGACGTTCGGGAGCGGCTCCCCTCAGACCCCTCCGGGGGAGCCGCCCACCCGACCCCGCTGCACAACCGGGCCACCTGGAAGCGTACGAGACCTGGAGGACACGCATGCCGTTCGACGACATGGAGCACTGGTGCATCGGCCCCTGCATGGCAGGCTCGCGCAGACGAGTCGCCGCGCACGCCCGCGCCATGGCCGCCTACCAGGAAGCCCTCAACGACTGGGAGGACAACAACGACCCCGATCGGGGACCGGAGCCGCGCGCCCCTGAACCGCCCAAGGTGATCCCCGTCTACGGCAACCCGATCTTCTGCCAGATCTGCTCCTGGGAGGTGAAGTCCCGCCTGTCCCGCCTCGACGGCATCGCCGCCGTGTACGCCCGCGAAGCCGACGGCCACCGTGGGGCGGCGGGGGAGGCGAAGGTCAGCTCCTCACGCAGCGCCCGCTCCCCGTCGCCCACCGTGGATGACCTGGACCAGCTCGATGAGTGGCTCCGCGCCTGGCACGCCGAGTACCTCGGCATCACACCCCTGGCCCGCAGCCGGCAGCTGATGGACTCCATCACCGTCGGCGCGGCGTGGCTGGTCGCCCGCGTCGAAGGGATCCTCCGCCGCCCTGACCTGGCGGACCGGTTCGCCGGCCAGGTCCACGAGTGGTACGGGCGGCTGCGCCTGTACGACCCGTCGGACGTGACGGTGCAGCGGAAGTCGCTGCGCTGCCCGGCCTGCCAGACGTTCCGTTTGGAGTACCGGGACGGGGACGACTCTGTGCGATGTGCCACGCCGGGGTGCGGGAGGGTGATACGGCTGGACGAGTACGACGCGATGGTGGACCAGGCGGTCAGGCAGGAGGCGAAAGCATCATGAGCGACGAGCTGATGACCTGGCTGCGCGCCACCATCGAGGGCGACAAGGCGGCATCTGAGGCGGCGGAAGCTGCTAGCCCGGGTCCGTGGGTGAACAGCGGGCAGGCCGGGCTCGGCGATGCATGGCAGATCCACGGAGCACCCACGGAGGAGTCAGGCGTCGAATGGAACGACGAGGTGGGCGATGTCGTCCGCGTCCCGTCCCGAGTGGCCACGCTCAACTACGAGGACGGGGGTGGCGTCTGGGCGCGCGAGGCGGCCGAGCACATCGTGCTTCAGCAGCCCATGCATACGATCGCCCGCTGCGAGGTGGAACTAGCCATACTCGACCTGTGTGAGCGGGAGCGTGCGGAGTGGCCTGGTCATCGCTCGTGGGACTCGGAGTCCGACCAGGGGGTTGCCCGGGCGGGCGCCTTGGAAGACGCTGTGCGGCGGCTGGCATACGGCTACCGCCACCGGCCCGGCTGGCGCGAGGAGTGGAAGCCGTGACCGCCCCTTCGGAATGGCCGTCCCTGGACGCCATGCACGTCCACTACGACGCCCCGCCCCTCCCGCCCGACCTGATGGACCGCGCTTACAACCGGTTCGGCGCAGCAGCGGAGGGGCTGGTCGCCCAGTTCGGTTTCCTCGGCGCGGAGGTGATCGCCGGGCTGTTGGACTGGGTGGACCGCCCCGACGTGCAAGCGGTCATCGCCAATGCCTCGCACCTGGACTACCCGAAGGACCAGCCATGACCGACGTCGACGACAACACCCGCGCCGCGCTCGCATCCCGCCTCGCCGCCACCCAGCAAGTCACCGAGACCACAGCGCGCGCGATGGTGGACGATGTCTGGGAGCGTGGGCCAGAAAGCCCGTACGTCGCCGTGGTCTGGCCCGTCCTCGGGGCCATCCTCCGCCCGATCATCGACGCCATGGCGACCGCCGATCCGGACACGCCTGGAGGAGTTGCCGAAGTGGTCGCCGCAGCGGAGGTGGCCCTGCCCGAGGTGTTCGGCCGCGAGGGCAAGCAACACAAGCTGTCCTGACCTCCGATCACGTGGAGTGGCGGACACCTCATGGCTGATCGCGCCGTGTGACTTGCCCGCAGGTCAGGGGTATGTCACGCTTGGTCCCAGCCATAACCATGCCCTCGGACGTCACGTCCGGGGGCATCGTCGTTTTCCGGGGGGTGAACCATGCGACCCCAGGACGTGGTCATCCCCTCCCAGGCCGCTGAACTGTTCGGCGTCTCCCCGGAACTGATGCGCAAGTGGATCCAACGCAAAGGTGTCCGCCCGCTCGGGAAGCTGGGCCGGTACAACGCCTACGACCTGCAAGACCTCGCCGAGGTTGAGCGGGACATGCGGGCCCGCTAGTCCTCGACGCCCACGACGAGCCACCCGTCGGCGTGCTGCTCCAACGCGACCACGGCGTCCCTCTGCACCCCGTGCGCCCGCACCAAGTAGTGCCGCACGGTGAGCTCCTCCAGCGACCGGCCCACGTTGGCGTTGGTCCACCACTCGTCGAGCGACTCCCAGTGCGGCCCCAGCACCTCGACCACGAGGTAGGTCCGCCCCCACGCGGTGAACCGGGCCGGCTGCCCGTCGTCGTCCACGGTGACCTCGGCGGGCTGCCTGTACTTGCGCACGCCTCCTACCTTGCCAAACTCGCCCCGCTGCCCGCCCCAGGAGGGCTGAATGTCTACCGCTGACCGCGCGGCCGAACTCCGCGCCCAGGCCGACGCCCTCGACTCGATCGCCGGGCTGGAAGCCGACCTCGCCAAGGCCAAGGCCGCGTACGCGGCCAACCCCACCGAGAAGACCCGCGCCGAAAAGCAGCGGGTGGCGTTGGCGCTGCGTGAAGCCCGCGCCACCATCCGGTCCGAAGGGCACACGGTCGGCGGCGACGCCTACGTGGACGAGGAGGCGTAACCATGTCGATCACCCAGTCCGGGCTGTTCGTCGCCACCGTGGTCGACATCTTCGACACGACGCAGCTCGCCGTGAACCTCGACTCCGACACGCTCAAGGCGGCCCTCTACCCCAGCACGATCACCCCGGACTTTAATGCGACCGCCGCGAACGCCGCCTACAACGCCGGCGTCTACTCCGGCACCGAGCTGACCGGCACCGGCTACACCGCCGGTGGCGCCACCCTCACCTCGACGACGTTCACCGGTTCGGGTGGTGTGGCGACGTTCGACGCCGCCGACACCTCCTGGGCCAGCTCCACCATCTCGGGCGCCCGCGGTGTGCTGATCTACGACAACACCCTCGCCGGGAAGGGCGCCCTGGTACTGGTCGACCTCGGCGCTTCGTATTCCACGTCGAATGGGACTCTGCAGATCACGTGGTCCGCGTCGGGGATCTTCCGCCTCACCCTGGCCTGATCGCCCCTGCTGATCATCGAGGGGGTCGGCGCTGGTGCTTAAGACCAACTCGTTTGCTGGCGGCACCAACGCCGCGACGATCACCACGGGGAACAGCGGCGGGACGTCGGGCGACGCCTTCACCGCGGTGACCGGCTCCCCGACCTACACCACAAGCCAGGCCAGCGGCAACCGGTCGCCGATGGTCGCACAGGTCAAGTCCAGCACCAACGACGAGCTGGAGTGGGGCAGCCTCACCCTGTCGGGCCGCACGATGTATGTGCGGGCCTACATCTACATCACGGCTTCGCCCAGCGCCGCCGACTTGTGCATGTTCTGCACGGGCGTCTCCAGCACACCGGCCGTGCTGTACATAGACACCTCCCGCCGCCTGTCGGTCCGGCGCGGCAGCGGCACCACGGACTTCGCCAAGCAGACCGGCTCGGTGCCGATCAACCAGTGGGTGCGGGTCGAGGTGATGTGGTCCATCGGGACCACGACCAGCAACAGCTCGTGTGAAATCCGAAGGTTCGACTCCGCGGACTCCACCACCTCGTCCGAGACGACGACCGCCAACAACATCAACCTCGGCACGCAGGTGCCCGTCACGGTCGACTTCACCTACGCGTCCACCATGACGTGGCTGTACGACGACGTCGGCGTGACCGACGTCACATGGCTGGGCCCGTCCGTCACCAGCGTGGACGCCACGGCGACGCCGTCTGTGGTGTCGGCGTCGTCGTCGGTGCCGTCGCCTACCAAGTCGGCGGGCTCTACGGCCACCCCGTCGGTCGCCTCCGGCACGAGTTCGGTTCCGGCCCCGACGCCGTCAGCAGGCTCGACCGCGACACCGCCTGTGGTGGCCGGTACCAGCTCGGTCTCCGCGCCGACCGGGTCCGCAGGGTCCACGGTCACGCCTGGTGTGGTGTCGGCGACCAGCACCGTCCCAGCCTCCACGCCGTCGGCGGGTGCCACCGCGTCCCCGTCTGCGGTCACAGGCACGGCAGCGGTGCCCGGCCCGGCTGTCACCGCCGTCACCACAGCCTCCCCAACCGTCGTCGCTAAGGCGGCTTCGGTTCCAGGCCCCACGGTCTCGGCCGGGGCGACCGCCTCACCAAGCGTGGTGGCGAAGGCTGCGAGTGTTCCTGGGCCGTCGGTCACTGCGGTGACCACGGCCAGCCCGACCGTTGTCACCGCCGCGGGGTCGGTCCCGACCGCCAGCGTGTCGTCGGGGTCGACCGCCTCACCAGCCGTTGTGACCGCGTCTGCTGCGGTCCCCTCACCGGTAGGGTCCGCGGGCGCGTCCACGACCCCAGGAGCGGTCACAGGCGCGGGCAGCGTCCCCACAGGCACGGTCTCGGCCGGCAGCACCACCACCCCGACCGTGGTCACTGGTGCAGGGTCGGTGCCTGGGCCGTCGGTGCAGTCGGGCAGCTCAACCACGGTCACCCCGACCCTGGTGACCGGCTCGGCCACCGTTCCCACCCCGGGCACAAGTGCGGGCTCCTCCACAGCCCCCGCTGTGGTGGGCGCGACCGCGTCTGTGCCCGCACCCACCGGGTCGGCAGGGTCAACGGCCACACCCGCCCCCGTAAACGCGTCTGCGGCGATCACAGCCCCGGCAACGGGCACCGGAGCAACAGCCACCCCCGCGGTGGTGGCAGGCACCGCCGCAGTGCCGGCCCCGGCCGTGTCCGCCGGCGGGAACGACACCGCCACCCCAGGCCCGGTCACAGGCGTCGCCGCCGTGCCCCCACCGGGCATCGGCTCCACAGCGGCGCCCACCCCGGTCCTCGCGACCGCGACCATCCCCACCGCCACAGGGGCGGTGCTGGTCGCGGCCACACCAGCCGCCGTACAGGCCATGGCCAACGTCCCCGCGGCGCTGCTGTCCACCACGGCACGCCCGGTCGTAGCAGCAGCGGTGGCGACCGTCCCCACGCCGCTGGTGACGACCACAGGCGCACCAACGCTGACCCACCTCGGGGGGGCCATCGTCACAACCCGGGTGCTCGGCGGGTCGGTCCTGGCGGACGGGCTCGGCGGGTCCGCCGCAGATCAGGGGCTCGGCGGGTCCGCCGTTACCACCAAGTACGGCGGCGCACCAGACACCGCCGGCACCCTCGGCGGTTCACTCGTTTAGGGAGGTCACATGGCCGACACCGTCAGCGTGACCATCCCCGAAGGCTCCGACACATCCCGCACCTGGCGCCTCACCACGGACGGGGCACCGCTCGACCTGAGCGGCGTGACCGTGACCGCGGTGATCAAGCCGTCCCCGGCGTACGAGGACGACGACGCTGCCGCCCACACCCTGACCGCGGGCAACGGGCTCACGATTCTGGACGCCGCAGAGGGCACGGTGCGACTGGACATCCCCACGCTGGTGACGGACGCCCCGTCGACCTGGTGGTACAAGATCATCCCAACCGTGTCAGGGGAGACCGAACCCGCCATCGTCGGGTGGATCACCGTCACGGACGTCTGAGATGCCCCGCAAGGCGTTGACCGTCTGCTCGGTTCCCTCGTGTCCGACGCTGTGCGCCGGGGGCCGCTGCGACGAACACAAGCGCGAGGCGGAGCAACGGCGCGGAACCGCCCGGCAACGCGGCTACGGCGGCCGGGCATGGGACAGCGCCCGCAACGCCGTCCTGAGACGCGACCCAACCTGCGTGTGCACCGACTCAGGACACGGCCATGAGGGACGCTGCGGCAAGCCGTCCACCGTGGCCGACCACTACCCGCACGAACGGAAAGACCTGGTCGCCGCAGGCGTGACCGACCCTGACGCCCCGCACCGCATGAGGGGCGTCTGTAACGGCTGTCATGCGAAGAAGACCGGGGCGACGGCGCCGGGCGGGTGGAACGCCCGCTGAGCCTTGGGGGTGAGCATGGCCCACTGGAACGAGGGCGACCACCCGAGGGACGACCACGGCAGGTTCGGCCACGGCCACGGCCTACCACACCACGAGCATGGCGCCGGCGGGCACGGAGACCAGCGCGGCATGCCCAGCGTCCTGTCCACCAACCAGGCGAAGCTTGCCAACGGCGACACCCTCACCATGGACCGCCACACCGACGGCGGCATGACCATCACCACCGGAAACGGCCAGGTCACCTACACCAAAGCCCAAACCGACCGGCTGATGAAGGACCTCGCCAACGCCGACGATCTCGATGTCGGGGACACCGAGCCCATCCGCACCGTGGACGTCCTCCCCGACCGGTCCGCCGCCCGGACCACACTCCTCGGCCGGCTCGACCGCACCGGGAAGAACACATACGACCTGCGGCTCCGCGACGACGACCCAAGCTGGGACGACCTCGCGGACACCCCGCCCACACAGCTCAACGGCAGAGACCTCGACCGCATCCACGCAGCCCACGAACGCTCCGAGGCCGCCACCCGCATCGACACCGGCAACGGCGACGCCGACCTGTTCATCGGCGACGACAACACCTTCGGCATCCGACACCTCGGAGACGACGGCCGGCCCGTCGAAACCCGGTTCGATCCCGCCTCGTTCGCGAAGCTCAACCGGGCGGTCGACGTGGTGATCGACCAGCTCGACGAGTTCGAGGAGTTCACCAAGGGCGACGCAGCCGAAGGCGTCACAGCCGTCACCTTCCCCACCAACGTGGGCCAGGTCCGGGTCCAACTCTTCGGCGACTGGAACGGCAACAACCCGCCCGCCGACAGGCTGGAGATCACAGCCACAGACGACAGCTGGGGACTCGTGATCGACGGCCCAAGCCAGGAAGCCTGGGCAGACGCAACCACCAACGCCGAGCAGGTGGCGGAAAGCCTCGGCTTCTACGACCGCCAGATGGGCACCTAGCACGGAGGCGAGGCACAGCCCATGCCCAAGGGAGCAGGCCGCGTCCGCGGCATCACCCCCACCCGGGTCAACGTCTACGAGGCGCTCAAGCCCAGGCTGGGCAGACAGCAGCAGCCCGCATCGCCAACGCCGGCAAGACACACGAGGCGAGAGTGCGCATGGCCAAGAAGGCAGCACGCACAAGGGCACGCCACGGCATGTAGCCCCCGGACGAGATGGCACAGCCTCACCGAGGCGCGTCACGCAGCGTGACCGGCAGAAGGGGGCCCCAGGCGGGTGTCCCCTATGTCCGATTTAAATGAGGACCGCGGGAGAGGTGGCTCGCAGTCCAGACCCCTGAGACCTTCCCACGCGCGCGCGAGGTGGTGACGATGAGTGACATTCCTGCGGTCCCTGAGGGGCTGGACGAGCGGGGCGCCCGCCTCTGGGCGTCGGTGCACGAGCAGCACCCGGGGCTGACCGACCCCGAGCGTGAGGTCGTGCTGGAGGCGTGCCGGGTCGCTGACCGGCTGGAACGGCTGGACGCGATCTGCCGGGTGTCGGAGCCGGTGATCGAGACCGACAAGGGCGGGCTGATCGCGCACCCGGCGTTCGCGGAGTCGCGGCAGCAGCAGAACCTCCTCAAGCAGCTGGTGGCGTCGCTGCGGCTTCCTGACCCGGCGTCGGGTAAGCGCCCGCAGTCCAGGCCGGCGCGCGGTGTGCAGGCGCCGAAGGGGGCGGGCTCGGTGTCGTCGCTGGACCGCATGAGGCAGCGGGCGTCGGGGGCGTAGGCGATGGGGTGGGCAGGCCCGCTGTTCCCCGGCCACGTCTGCTCACTCGGGTACGAGGTCGCCGACTGGATCACCGCGTACTGCTGCCACGGCCCAGGGGATGTGCAGGGCGAGCCGATCGACCTGGACGACGAGTGGCTGGCCTTCCTGGTAGAGGCGTACCGGATCGACCCGGCGACTGGCCGGCGGGTGTATGACGAGGCGGTGCTGTCCCGGCCGAAGGGCCGAGCGAAGTCGGAGCTCGCGGGGTTCGTCGGGGTGGCTGAAGGGTTCGGCCCGGTCAGGTTCGACGGGTGGGACGCCGACGGTCAGCCTGTTGGCCGGCCGGTCCGGTCGCCGCTGATCAAGTGCCTGGCCACGGAAGAGTCCCAGGCGGGAAACACCTTCGAGAACATCGCGTTCATCGCGGGCACCTGGGGCCCGGACGCTCACCCTGAGGTGTTCGGCGGGGTGTCGGGCATCCGGCAGTACCAGTCGGCGACCGCCCTGTACCTGCCGCACGGCGGGGAGATCAGGGCCTGCACCGCGGGGTCGGCCTCGAAGGACGGTGGGAAAGAGACGTTCGTCGTCCCGGACGAGACGCACCTGTACGTGCTGCGCGAGCTCAAGGCGATGTACGGCACGGTGCGCCGCAACCTGGGCAAAAGGAAGCTCGCCGAGCCGTGGATGCTGCAGACCACCACCGCGTACCGGCCGGGGGAGCAGTCGATCGCCGAGGAAACCCTCACCGCGTGGCGGAAGGGCGACCTGTCGTCCACGGTATACGTGGATCACCGGGAGGCGAAGGGCCGCATCGACCTCGACGACGAGCACCACACGCTCGCGCAGCTGCGGCACGTGTACGGTTCGGCCGCCGATTGGATGGACCTGGACCGGATCTACCGCGAGATGCGGGACCCCCGCTCGTGCCCGGACGACGCGACCGCCGCCCGCTACTACCTGAACCGCGCCATCTCCGGGCAGGACGCCTGGCTGGCGGGGGATGTGTGGGAGCGGCAGGCCCGCACCGAGGTGGTGGCGCCGGGCACGGCGATCGCGCTGGGGTTCGACGGGTCGCTGCGGGACGACGCCACCGTGCTGATGGCGTCCCGCATGTCGGATGGGTTCCTGTTCCCGATCGGGATCTGGGCCAAGCCGAACGGCCCGGAGGGGACGTGGTGGGAGGTGCCCCGCGGGGACGTCCTGGAAGCGGTCCGTGAGGCGTTCTCCCGGTACGAGGTGACCCGCCTGTACGCGGACCCCCACGAGTGGCGCAGCGACGTCGACAAGCTCGCTGAGGACCTCGGGGCGGAGCGGGTGCTGGCGTGGGAAACCCGGCGCGATGTGCAGATGGCTGCTGCGTTGGACCGGCTCCGCACGGACGTGGTGGCCGGCACGGTGTTCCACGACGGTGACCCGGTGGTCGCTGAGCATGTGGGCAACGCCTACGTGCGGCGTAAGGGCGCGCACCGGCTGGTCCGCAAGGAACACGAATCATCCCCCCGGAAGATCGACTCTGTGGTGGCCGCAGCCCTCGCGTACGAGGCGCGAGCGGACGCCGTCGCCGCCGGGTGGGGCAAGAAGCGCACCTATCGCGCGATGGGCTTTTGACCAGGTGAGGGGGTTTCGTGGCGACCCAGTACGAGCCCCTGTCCCCTGACTGGTGGGTGCGGCGCCTGCACAAGCAACTGGCCGACCGGCAGGAGCCGTTGGACGTCCTGCAGGACTACTACTGCGGGGAGCACCCGCTGCCGTTCCTGCCGGAGAAGGCCCGGGGTGAGTTCCGGCGGCTGCTGCGCATGGCGCGGGCGAACTACATGCAGCTCGTGGTCGACGCGGTGGTGGGTCGGCTGCAGGTGATGGGCATCCGCATGTCGTCGGCGGAGGATGAGCCGGATGACCGGGTGTGGGAGATCTGGCAGGCCAACCGCCTCGACGCGGACTCCCGCCTGGTGTTTTCGGAGTCGGTGAAGCTGGGGACGGCGTACATGCTGGTCGAGCCGAACAAGGATGACCCGGCGATGCCGCTGGTGACGCCGGAGCATCCCTCGCAGGCGATCGTGGAGTACCAGCCGGGGTCCCGTAGGAAGAAGGCGGCCGGGCTGAAGTGCTTCCTCGATGACTGGACGGGCAATATCGTGGCCACGCTGATGCTGCCGGACCGCATCTACCCTTTCCAGGCGAAGTACAGCCAGGGGCAGCAGGAGATCCGGTGGGAGGCGGGCGAGGATGGCCCGAACCCGCTGGGTGAGGTCCCGCTGGTCGAGTACGCGAACCGGCCGCAGATGCTGGAGCCCGGCACGTCGGAGATCGCCGGTGTGGTCGACATCCAGGACCGCATCAACAAGACGCTGGCCGACCGGCTGATGGCCCAGGAGTACGGGGCGTTCCGGCAGAAGTGGGCCACGGGCATCGAGATCCCCAGCGATCCGGAGACGGGTCAGGCGGTCGAGCCGTACAAGGCGGCGGTGGATCGGCTGTTCCTGTCGGAGGATCCCGCGTCGCGGTTCGGCGACTTCAACGCCACTGACCTGACGCCGTACCTGTCGGCGATGCGGGACGACATCAAGGACATCGCCGCGATCACCGCGACTCCGCCGCACTACCTGCTCGGCGACATGGTCAACCTGTCCGCGGAGGCGCTGAAGGCGGCGGAGGCGGGCCTGATCTCCAAGGTGCGGGACCACATGCTGTACCTCGGTGAGGCGATCGAGGACACGACCCGCCTGTACCTGAAGGCGGCCGGCGACGCCCGCCCCGTGGACTACTCCACCGAGGTGGTGTGGAAGAACCCCGAGTTCCGCACCGAGGGCGAGCTGGTGGATGCGCTGACCAAGATGAAGACGCTCGGTGTTCCGGATGAGGCGCTGTGGGAGCGGTGGGGGGCGTCGCCGCAGGAGATCAAGCGGTGGCGGGAGATCCGGGACCAGCGGGAGCAGGACGCCGCCTCGCGCCTTCTCGGCGGGGACCTGGCCGCCCTCACTGGTCCCAAGCCGGACGCGGGGCCGAACGACCAGCAGCCGCCCCCCGCGGGGCCGCCGGCCGCGGGGTAGGCCATGCCTGTCCAGGAACTTGCCGCGGAGCACTACCGGCGGCAGCAGGCCATCGTCCGCGACACCGCCCAGCAGGGGCAGGAGCTGTGGCGGCAGGTCAAGCCCAAAGCGATCGTGCCGTCGTGGCTGGCCCTGCTGAACGACCTGCTGCGTTTGCTGATCGGTGGCCAGGTCAAGGCGGCCACGCTCGCGCAGCCGTACGTCGACCTGCTTGCGGCGCAGCAGGGCGGGCGCCGGTCCCGGCTGCGGCTGGTGCCGCGCCTGTTCTCCGGTGTCGCCTCCGACGGCCGGCAGCTGCAGTCGCTGCTGGTGCAGCCCGCGCTGCGGTCGCTGGCGGCGCTCGGGGCCGGGGCGGACGAACAGGCCGCCATGGTGACCGGGCTGTCGTCGCTGACACGGATCATCGAGACCCAGGTCGCGGACGCTGGACGGTCCGCCGTGAGCGTGGCCACGACCGCGAACCGGTCGTTCACCACATACGTGCGGCACGTCAGCCTCCCGGCCTGCTCGCGGTGCATCATCCTCGCCGGCCGCGAATACTCCTGGTCGACGGGGTTCCTTAGGCACCCGAACTGCGATTGCACGATGGTGCCCCGCGTCGGCGGTGAAGGGCCCGAGCCGCGCAGCCCCGCGGAGCTGTTCGAGTCGATGCCCTCCCGCGAGCAGGACCGGGTGTTCGGCAAGGCCGGGGCGGAGTCGATCCGGCTCGGCGCCGACCTCGGGCAGGTCGTCAACGCCCGCCGCGGCATGACGACCACCCTGGAGGGGCGGAAGGTCACCACGGAGGGCACCACCCGCAGGGGCGTGGCCGGTAAACGGATGGGCTCCACCGGGCGGCGCAAGTCGCCGGTGCGGCTGATGCCGGAGCAGATCCTGGAGGACGCCGCAGGGGACCGCGAGGAGGCCATCCGCCTGCTCAAAAGGTTCGGCTACATCATCTGAGACTTCCCCGGCCGCATGGCCGGGGGTGCGCTACGGCCGCGCTCAAGGCCGGTGCAGTGCCGACGGGCTTACGGAGAATCACCATGTCAGAGAACGCACCCGAAACCAGCACGCCCGAAACCGCAGAGGCGAGTCCTGAGCAGGGCGGCTTGCTCAGCCAGGCCGACGTCGACCGGATCGTCGAAGAGCGGCTGTCTCGCGAGCGGAAGAAGTACGCCAACTACCGGGACGTGAAGGCCAAGGCCGACAAGTTCGACGAACTGCAGGCGGCCCAGCAGACCGAGTTGGAGCGGGCTGTGGCAAAGGCCCGCGAAGAGGGCGCCACGCAAGGGCGCACGGAGGTTCTGTCCACCGTGGGGCAGCGCCTGGTGAAGGCCGAGTTCAAGGCGGAGGCGGCCGGCAAGGTCAAGGACCTCGACGCCGTGCTCGAAGACCTGAACCTCGCGAAGTTTCTGACGGAGGACGGCGAACCGGACTCCAAGGCGATCAAAGCGGCTGTGGCGAGGCTCGCCTCGGTCGCGCCGGCGGAGACGACTCCGCCGTTCAACGGCGGCCCCCGCAGGACCGCCACCACCACAGACATGAACCAGCTCATCCGCCAGAGCGCGGGACTGGGCTGATCCTGAGGCCGCACCCGGCACGGCGCGGGGCTGCGGATCCCACACACAGGAGGTAACCCGTGCCGTACAACTCCCTGACCAACCGGACCGACTCCGCGGCGCTGATCCCCGAAGAGGTCTCCAACGCCATGCTCGGCAAGGCGACCGAGACCAGCGCGGTGCTGCAGCTGTTCAAGCGCATCCCCGTCGGGCGGGCGCAGCTGCGCCTGCCGGTCCTGTCGGCCCTGCCGACCGCGTACTTCGTGTCCGGTGACACCGGTCTGAAGCAGACGACCGAGATGTCCTGGGCGAACAAGTACCTGAACATCGAGGAGATCGCGACGATCATGCCGGTCCCGGACAACGTCCTGGCCGACGTGGACGCCAACATCTGGGACGAGGCCATGCCGCTCCTCACGGAGGCGTTCGGCCGCACCCTGGACGCGGCGGTGTTCTTCGGCACCAACGCCCCGAGTAGCTGGCCGACGAACATCGCGTCCGCCGCCACCTCGGCGGGCAACAACGTCACCGAGTCGTCCACCGCCACCTCGGGCGCGTTCTTCGGGTCCATCGACGACGCCTACGAGAAGGTCGAGGCCGACGGGTACGAGGTCAACGGCTTCGTCGGTTCCACAGCGGTCAAGTCCAAGCTCCGCAAGGCCCGCGACAGCCAGGGCCGCAAGCTGGACGAGTCGCGCGTAGCGGGCAACCTCATGACGATCGACGGCTACCCGATCGTGTACCCCATGCGGGGCATGTTCGCCACCGGGTCGGGCTCGCCGCGCCTGTTCGCGGGTGACTGGTCGCAGTTCGTCGTCGGTGTCCGGCAGGACATCACGATGAAGATCCTCACCGAGGCGGTCATCCAGGACAACACCGGCGCCATCGTCTACAACCTGGCCCAGCAGGACATGACCGCGATCCGCCTCACCTTCCGGGTGGGCTGGCAGGTCGCGAACACCATCAACAACGACCAGCCCGTCGAGGCCAGCCGGTACCCGGTCGCCCGCATCGACATCCCCTGACCGAGAGAACAGGATCACACCAATGGTGGACACCGCTCCCTTTGTGAGAAACATCGAGGTCCCGGTGCCGGCCGTCGGCACCGCGGGCAACGACCAGGACACCGCGGCGTTCGTCGCGCCGTTCGACAGCACCGTCACCTCGGTGACGTACGTCCCCTCGTCGGCCGTCACCGGCGCTGCGACGAACAACCGGACCATCTCCCTGGTGAACAAGGGCCAGTCCGGGTCCGGCACCACGTCCGTGGCCAGCCTGACGTTCAGCAACGGCACCAACGCCGCCGCCTACGACGAGACCGCGGTCACCCTGTCGGGCACGTCCGCGAACCTCGACCTGGCCGCCGGGGACGTCCTGCAGTGGCGCAGCGTGCACAACGGCACGGGCATCACCGACCCGGGCGGGTTCGTCCGCGTCACCCTGTCCCGCCGCTGACCCGCTGATGAGAGGAGGCCGGTGTGGGGTTCATGGATGGTCCTCCGCTCGCCACACCGGCGAACCTCGACGCCTACACCGGGCAGTCGGTGCCGGCCGCGCAGGCGGAGCTGGCTCTGCGGCTGGCGTCGGGGATGGTGCGGCGGTGGACGGGGCAGCAGATCAGCCTGGTCAAGGACGACACGGTCACGCTGGCTGGGGGGCGGCGGGTGCTGTACCTGCCGCAACGCCCCGTGGTCGTCGATGCCGACCACCCGCTGACGGTGACCGAGCTCGGCGGGGTCGGGTACCCGAACCTGCTCGCCGTGGACAACGTCACCTTCACCCGCCTGGCGGATGAGCTGACACGGTACTGCGGGTGGTGGACCGACCGCGTCCAGGTCACCTACTCCCACGGGTACGCAAGCATCCCCGACGACATCGTCGGTGTGGTGCTGGACGTGGCGGCCCGGTCGATGACCAACACCATGGGGCTGCGGACGGTCACGATCGACGACTACACCCGCACCTACGCCAACGAAACCCTCGGCACCACCCTCACCCAGCAGAACCGGGACGCCCTGGCGGCTTACCGGCGGCCGGCCAGGTCGGCGGTCCTGTCATGACGGACCGGGTGCTGGAGCAGGCCCTGGCGGACGGGCGGCGCGAAGCGCTCGCCCTGATGCGGGACACCTGCACCATCGAACGCAAGTCAGGGACCTCGTTCGACCCCACCACGGGGAAGAACACCGCCACCTGGGCGCCCGTGTACACCGGGCCCTGCCGAGTCAAGGCCACCGCCGCCGGCAACGACGTCCAGTTCGGTGAGGGCGAGGCCACCCTGCACAAGTACGAGATCCGCCTCCCCTGGGACGCCGCACCCGAGGTGCGGCGGGAGGACCGGGTCACCGTCACCGCATCCGACGACCAGTGGGTGCTCGGCCGGCACCTGGAAGTCGTGGACGTCGGATTCAACGGCACGTCCACCGCCCGCCGGATCACGGTCGAGGACCGGTCATAGGGGGTGCTCGTGGCTGACATCGACCTCGACGGGTCGGAACTCCTCAAGCTCGCCGCGGAGATCGGCGCCGACTCACGGAAAGTCGCGGAGGGCGCTTACCCGCTGGTGAAGCGGTACGCGATGGACCTGCGGAATGAGTGGCGGGACAACGCGAGGAGCACGGCCCGCAAGCACGGCAAGCTCTACCCCCGCACGATCACGGCGGAGCAGATCCCGATCCGCGACGGGGTGGAGTGGGAAGTCGGGCCCGAGTCGGAACTGCCGCAGGGCGGCATGGGCCGAGGCTTCGAGTACGGGTCGGTGAATCAGCCGCCGCACTGGGACATGACCCGGGCGGCGGTCAGCGTCGAACCCCGCTTCAACGCCGCCATCGACGAGCTCGCCCGGAGCTTCCTGCAATGACAACCCCGCTGGAGTCCCGCCCCCTGGTCGAAGCCATCCTCGCCCTGCTGCAAGCCCAGCTCGGCGACGGGGTGGGCGTGTACTGGGCCGGAGCCCCCCGCCCCACACCGGACACGCCGTACGTGGTGGTCTACCCCGACAGCGGGGTGGAGTCGCAGCTTCACCGGTCGCTCACGAACGTGGCGCCGAACGAGCTGCGGTTCCAGATCACGGCCGTGGGGGAGTCCGCCCAGCAGGCCGCGTGGGCGGCGGACCATGCCGCTGCCGCGGTGCTCGGCACCACGGTCACCGTGCCGGGGCGCCGGGTGTGGCCCACCGTCCGCGAGGGGTCGCAACCGGTGCAGCGGGACGACGACTCCACCGGCCTGTGGTACGCCACCGCCCAGTACCTGACCAGGTCAGACGCCTAACCCATTCACCTGACGGGCCCGCCACCGTGCGGGCTTTTTTCATGCCCTGAGGAGAGCCCGCATGGCTACCTACACCGCTCAGGCGATCACGACCGCCGGAGCCACCCTGACCTCGCGGAGCGCGGCGTCCGGGGACAAGATCACCCCGGATGACAACCTGGCGCTGATCATCACCAACGGTGGTGGCAGCTCCATCACATGCACCGCCGCCGTCCCCGGCAACACGAGCTACGGGGAGGCCAACCCCGACCCGCAGCGGACTGTGGCCGCGGGCGCGACGGTCGGGTTCAAGCTGCAGCGCGACTGGGCCGACCCCACCGACCAGCTGATCGCCCTCACCTGGTCGTCCACCACGTCGGTCACCTACTACGTGGTGCGCCTCTGATGGCCCGCCAGGTGCTCGTGAAGGACGTCTACCAGTCGGAGCACTGGATCAACGAGGACCAGCTCGCCTACGCCCCGTGGAAGGGGTGCGAGGTCCTCGACCACCGCGACATCCCCGACTACGAGGAGGAGCCGTCGCCGCCGGCTGCGGCTCCCGCCCCTGAGACCCCCACACCCCGCACAACCTCGAAGGCGGCTCGGCCTGCCTCGGACGACAAGGAGTAGGTCATGGCCAAGCGCCTCACCGACGGCAACACGAAGGCCACGTTCGTCCCGGCGATCTCGTCGATCTCGGCTCCGACGGTGGCCGAGCTCACGGACGCGGGCATCGTGGTGCTGGAGAACACCGTCACCGACGACGGACTCAAGATCGAGTTCGACGAGGGCACCATCGCCGGCAACGTCCTCGCGAGCACGCAGGACTTCGAGTCCCCGGGCCGGTCCAAGGCGAAGATCACCCTCACGTACTACCGCGACTCCACCACCTCGGCCGACCGCATGTGGTCCGTCATGACCCGCGGCACCGCCGGCTACCTCGTGGTCCGCCGCGGCATCACCGCCGCCACCGGCTACGCCACCTCGCAGAAGGTCGAGGTGTACACGGTGACCTGCGGCGAGCGCCGCCCCATGGCGCCCGAGCGGGAGTCGTACGAGAAGGTCGAGCTCACCCTGTACGCGTCGGGCACCTACTCCGTTGAGAGCACGGTGGCCTAGTGCCGACGTTCGACGAGATCAAGGCCAAGGCCAAGCTCCCCACCAAGGCCGTCCCGCTCTGCCTGCGGGGTGACCTGCAGGCAGAGTACGAGGGGTTGGAGCGGGACCTGCAGCTCCTCAAGGACCGGCAGAAGCGCGGCGGCACCCTGTCCGGGACCAGCGACGAGCTGCGGGCCCTGGAGGAGAAGATGGCCGTCCTGCGTGAGGAGATGCAGGACTCCACCCAGACCTTCACCATGCGGGCCCTGTCGAAGAAGCAGTTCTCCGACTTGAAGGCGGCCAAGCCGCCCCGGGAGGAGGACAAGGCCGACGGCCTCGACTACAACGGCGAGACCTTCCCCGTCGCCTTGGTCGCGGCCTGCCTCGTCGACCCCGCCCTCACCGTTCCCCAGGTGGAGGAACTGGTCGACACGGTGTTCACGCAGGGGCAGTGGGACCTGCTGTTCTGGCAGGGCCTGCTTCTCAACCGCGGGACCGTCGACATCCCTCGCTGAGGGCTCGCATCCGAGAATCCCCTGAACACGCCCAGGAGATGGCGGTCGCTTCGGCGTACCGCATCCCCCGGTCGCAGCTTCTCGGGCGCGAGCCCGCGCAGATCGTCGAGGTCGAGTACGACAGGGCCGGCCGCCTGGTTCGCGCGGTCGTCACCTCGGAGCCGAGGTGGACGCCGGAGGACGTGGCGTGGGCTCTGGCGAAGATGGCCGAGGACGCTGACCGGTGCCCCGGCTGTCACCTGTCGCTCACTGAGACGACCGCGATGAAGGACGGCGAACCCGTCCACTCCTACAAGGTGGATCACCCGCGCCGCTGCCAAGCGTGCGATGAGAAGCTCAAGCAGCAGGAAGCGCACGCGAAGCGCGGCAAGGTCGAGCGGCCTGACGCGCTGATCTGGGAGATCGAGCAGGAGAGCTAGCCTCAGCCCTGCAGCGAGCAGGCGATCTGCTGTTCCGCGGTGGTGGCCCGATTCACGCAGTCGTTCAGCGCGTTCGTCTTTGCCGTCGCGATCACCACGAGGACAACCGCGCCTGCCATCGCTACCGCGGCCAAGGCGGTGCCGGCGATGCTGACGCCCCGGTTGGTCGCGGTGCCGTTCTTGACTCGGACCAGGCCGACGATTCCGAAGATCAGGGCCGGAACGCCGATCAGGAAGCCGATCACGAAGAAGACCCCGAGCGGCAGGAACAGGCAGGCGATGACGCCGAGCACGAGGGCGGTGACGCCGGCGCCGTTGCGGGGTTTCGGCGGCGGTCCATACATGCCGGGCTGCTGGTGCGCGCTGCTGTACTGCGGGTGCTGGGGGTAGACGCCTTGCGGCGGGTACTGCTGCGGGGTGCCGTATGGGCGGCCCTGAGGTGGCCCGTAGGGGTCGGACATCTGTCCCTCTTTTCGGCGCGGGTGTAGTCGCGCGTAGGACGCCCACCCTTCTGCTCTGGTTCACGATCACCACCTCACAACTTGGCGACAGAGCGGGCGGGGGTGGCGGGTCGTGGCGGAGCGCAGCGTGTCGGCGAAGCTCACTCTCAAGGTCTCCGGCTTCCTGGCCGGTGCGAACGACGCGCAGCGCGCCCTGGGCGATCTGAACCGGAAGTTCGTCGAGACCGCAGGGTTCGCCTCCGGCTTCCGGGCGAAGCTGGACAACGCGTTCAAGCGCCTGCCGAAGATCGAGCTGGACGCCAACAGCACGCCCGCCGAGGTGAAAATCGCGGAGCTGCGGAAGCAGCTTGAGACTCTGCGGGACAAGAAGGTCGGCGTCGACATCGACGCCGGCGCGGCGCTGGCCGAGATGCACATGATCCAGCGAGAGCTCTCCGCGATCGACGACCGCGACATCAGCTTCGACGTCCGGGCCGGCGTCGCCGGTGCGATGGCCGAGCTTGCCGCCGTGGACGCGGAGATCTCCCGCCTGGACGGGCAGACGGCGAACGTCAACGTGAGCGCCGATGTCATGGCGGCGCTCACCGCCATCGCGAGTGTGCGGGCTGCCCTGGCTGCCCTCGTGGCCGCACCGGCGCTCATCTCCATCGGCGCGATCGGCGCCTCCCTAGGGGGCGCGTTCGCTGCTGCCGGTGCCGGCGCCGTCGGCTTCGCGGGCGTCGCCATTCCTGCCCTGGGCCGCGTGAATGACGCCTTGAAGCAGCAGCAGACGGCTGCGGGTGGCGCGGGCGGGGCAACGCAGAGCCTGGCCCAGAAGCAGGCTCAGGCCGCCGCGTCGGCCCTGCAGCTTGCGCAGGCTCAGGAGCGTGTCCGGCGGGCCAATGAGGCCGTCAAGGACGCTTCCAGGGGCGTTGTTCAGGCGCAGCAGGACGTGAAGCGGGCGCAGGATGCCGTGGCCCAGGCTGCCTCCGAGGGCGCCGCCCGTGTCGCTGACGCCGTACGCCGTGTGTCCGACGCGGAAAGGCAGTACGCGGACGCCGTCCGCGCCTCGAAGGACGCGCAGGAGGCGCTGAACGACGCCCGCCGCGAGGCCGCGCGGGACCTTGAGGACCTCGGCAACCGCCTCGCGGACACCCAGCTCGACCAGCGGCAGGCCGCCCTCGACCTCGCCGACGCCAAAAAGCAACTGGACGCCGTACAAGGCAACCGGAACAGCTCGGCCGCGGACATCGAGCGGGCGACCATCGCCTACGAGCGAGCCCAGCAGCGGGTCAAGGAGCTCGGCACCGAGGTTCAGCGGCTGCAGCAGGACAAGTCTGAGGCCGACGCCAAGGGTGTCGAGGGCAGCGACCGCGTGAAGTCCGCCCAGGACGCGCTCGCCGCCGCTAACCAGCAGGTGGCCGACTCCCAGCAGGCCATCGCCGACGCCCAGCGCGGGGTGGCCGAGGCGCAGACGCAGGCGGCCCGGGACGTCGCCCAGGCGCAGGACCGCGTGGCCCAGGCGCAGGAGCGGCTCCTCGACGCCCAGCGCAAGTACAGCGACGCGCAGCGCGACGCCATCATGGCCGAGCGGCAGCTCAAGGTTGAGCGGTTGCAGCAGAAGGCCGCCCTCGACAAGGCTGGCGGCGCCGCTGGCGGGGCCGCGTCCAAGATGGCCGACCTGTCCAAGCGGGAGAAGGACCTCGCCAAGGACATCAAGAGCTTCCAGGACAGCTACAAGAAGTGGCAGCAGTCCCTGGAGGGCGACGTCTTCCCCGTGATTTCCAAGGGGATGGCCATCGTGAAGTCCCACTTCAAGGACTTCACTCCTCTGGTGAAGACCGCCGCCGGGTCCTTCTCCACCCTTGAGGACGAGGCGAAGAAGGCACTCGAAGGGCCGTGGTGGGACACCTTCCTGAAGGACCTGAACCACGAGATGCCCGACGCGATCGAGGGCCTGGGCCACATCGCGGGCAACGTGTTCAAGGGCATGACCGGCGTCATCGACGCGATCCTCCCGCACGCGAACGACGCGATCGGCGCCTTTGAGAAGGGGTCGGAGAAGTTCGCCGACTGGGGCCAGAAGCTGAAGAACGACCCGGGCTTCAACGGCTTCATGGACACCGTCAAGGCGAACGCGCCCAAGGTCGCCGAGATCATCGGCAACATCGCTACGGCGGTCGGGAAGATCGTCCAGGCCGGCGGCAACATCGGGCCCGGTGTGCTGGATCTTCTCGTCGGGATCTCCGAGCACCTGGCGAAGCTGAGCCCGGACCAGGTCCAGGCGGTGGCTACCGGGGTCGGTCTGATCTTCGGCGCCTTGAAGCTCGGCCAGGGGCTCAAGCTCACCGTCCTGCTCGCCCTTGCCGACGTGCTGATCAAGCTGCCGCCGCCTGTTCTGTACTCCATCGCCGGCGGCATCACCGCGATCATCGTGGCGGTTAAGCTGCAGCAGACGGTCAAGGGCGTCACCGAGTGGTGGAGCGGCCTCGGCCTCGGCATCAAGAAGGCCGGCGACGCCGCTGAGAAGGCCAAGCCGGGACTTGCCGGAGCAGGCGGGGCAGCGGAGAAGGCCGCGGGCGGGTTCTCGGGGCTGAGCGGCACCCTGAAGGGCGGAGCCATCGCTCTCGGCATCGGGGCTATCGCCGGCGCCGCGACGGGTCTGCGGGACAAGCTGAGCGGGCTCAACCCCGACATCCACACGCTGGCGCAGAACATCGCGGCCGTGGCCGATGGCGGGAAGCCCGCGCCGGAGCTGCTGAACCAGATCAACGGCAAGGTGTCGGCGCTCGACCCGTCCCAGTGGGAGAACTTCGGGGACGTCGCCTCCCGGCTCACCAGCGACAACACCTTCGCCAAGCTGGGCGGCCAGATCAACGGGGTCTTCAGCGACACCTTCGGGGTGAACCTCGATTCCGGACTGACACGGATCCAGAACCTCGATAAGGGCCTGGCCACGGCCGTCCAGTCGGGCAACGGCGCTCAGGCGGCGAAGATGTTCGACATCCTCGCCAAGATGGCCGCTGACTCCGGGGTCTCCGTCGACAAGTTGAAGACGCTGTTCCCTGAATACACCTCCGCCGTCGCGTCCGCGAAGAAGCCGACCGATGACACGGCCGACGCGATCGGCGGGGCCAAGCAGAAGCTGGACGACTTCCAGCAGGCGCTGAACATTTTCACCGGGAAGACCGACATCCAGGCGGCCCTGTCTGGGCTGAAGCAGAAGTACGACGACGTCAAGCAGGCGGTCGACGCCGCCGGCGGCAAGTTGGACTTCAGCGCGAAGATGACGGACAAGCAGCGCGACGCGATCGTGCTGGCCCGGCAGAAGTTCGCGGACTACATCACTGATGTGAAGACGATCGCGGACAAGCAGGCCGACCTGGCGAAGGCGACCGGCGATTCCGCGTTGGCGACCGACAAGCAGAAGCTGGCGATCCTGCTTGCGGCGCCGAAGATGTTCGAGCTGGCCGGGAAGTCGAAGGAAGCCCGGGACGCGATTTTCAAACTGGGCGAGTCCGCGGGCATCTCCAAGGACCAGCTCATGCACGCCAAGGACGAGGTCATCAAGCTCCGCACGGAGATCGGGCGCCTGCAGAACAAGACCATCACGATCACGATGGTCACCAAGGGCGACAACTCGACCTCGACCGGGGCCGGTAAGGCGCTGCACGAGTCCGGCGCGATCGAGCGGTACGCCGCCGGCGGTGTCCGGTCGACCCCGCCGAATGTGGCGGCCCGGCCGACGATCCTGTACGGCGAGGGACGGGCTCCTGAGGCGTTCATCCCGTACGAGGCCCGGTACAGGGAGCGGGCCACGGAGCTGCTGTCGCAGGTCGCCAGCGACTTCGGGATGCAACTCGTGCCGGCGCAGGGCGTGCTCACGGGTGTGTCCGCGGCGTCGTCGGCGATCTCCGCGTCGCTGGGGCAGGCTACGTCTGCGCTCACGGCCACGCTCGGCGGTTCCGGCACGGTGACCTCGACCATCGTGGACCTGGGCGATTCGACGAAGACCCTGACCACGACGGTGGGGGAGTCGTCCGCGGCTTTGACCGTGGTGGTGAAGGACACCACGACGAAGCTGTCCTCGACGGTGTCGAGCACGGCCGCGAGCATGGCGAAGACGATCGCCCAGCTGCGGCAGCAGATCGCCAACCTTGAGGCGGCCCTGGCCAAGGCCAAGACGTCCACCTCCACCTCGTCGTCGGGGTCGTCCTCGTCCAGCACTGCCAGCAAGTCGACCATCGTGGCTGCGGGGAACGCTGTGGCGGCTGCCGCGAAGGCGGCGGCGAAGAAGTCGGTGGCGACGGCGGGCTACGTGGAGCCGTACGCGGGCAAGTCGTCCAGTTCCACGATGATCGCGGGGTCCACCGGCGGGTCGAACGTGTCCACCCACAGCGGTGGCGGGGTGACGGTGAACTTCAACGACACCGTGATTCAGGAGACCGCGGATGTGGACATGTTGACCGAGCGCATGACGATGCGGCTCAACGCCTACGGCTGACCCCCACCCCTTCCTCATGAACGAGAGGCGGTTTCCGCATGCCTGGATATGACCCGCAGCGTGATGGGCCGTACGGCGAATGGCTGAAAAGCAAGAACGTCGGGTTCAACCCAGGCGGCCGGTCCCGCACGGAGCGGGTGGTCGGTGAGGGGACGCTCGCCGAGGGCCCGCACGCGGGTGAGCGGTACCAGGTGCGGCAGGACGAGCTCGGCAACCGGGTGCGGGAGCGGTCGGCATCCCAGGGTGTGTCGACGGGCCAAGACGTGAAGATCAACGCCCCGTGCATTCAGGGCGACATCGGGACGCGGGAGGTGCGCGATGGGGTCGCGTGAGCAGGCGGAGCAGCTGCGTGCGCTGGCTGAGGCTCATGACGGGCTGGCGGACCTGGCGGACGCCGCTCTGGCGGCCAGGGACGCCTACAGGGCCGCCCTGGAGTCCGGGGACGCAGCGGCTGCCGGGAGGGCGCGTGCGGCGCACAGGGAGGCGTCTCAGGCGTTGAACGACGCCCGTGAGGGCGTGGCCGGCGCCGGGGTGATGGTGGCGGACGGGACGCCGGGCAGCGCGACGGTGCGCCCCGACGGCGTGAGGGCGGGAGGCTGACCCATGGCGATCTCCGCGAGTGGGCTGTACGTGACGACGTGGACGGACATCCTCGACACGACCCAGTTGGCGGTCGACTTCGACGCCGAGAACCACAAGATCGCGTTGTATACCAATTCGATCACCCCGAACTTCAGCACCGATACGGGGTACTCGTCGTCGCCGTACACCTCGGGTGAGGCGTCCGGGGCCGGCTACACGGCCGGCGGTCAGGCGCTCACGGGTACCGCGCTGTCGGAGTCGCCGACGCGGACGATCAAATGGGCGGCCGACAACATGCAGTGGACGTCTTCGACGATCACCGCGAAGGGTGCCCTGATCTACGCGAACGCGTTGACCGGGAAGAACTGCATCCTGCTGGTCAACTTCGGCAGCGACTTCAGCACGGTTTCAGGTACGTTTCTAATTACCTGGTCGGCTTCAGGAATTTTCACACTCTCGCTCTAAGGTTTGTCCTAGAATTTACGCATGGCTTCCCCCTGCAAATTCGATGGATGTGGCAAACCCTCGCGCGGTCTCGGTTACTGCCCGGGGCATTACCAGCAATTGCGTAAGGGGCAGGAGCTTCGACCTCTCGCATCCCGCACGTCCAACAAGGGCAAGCTCTGCTCGTTCCCGGGCTGCGGTCGGCTCCCCGACACTCGCGGCCTGTGCGGCGGGCACAAGGCGCAGCAGGCGCGCGGTGTCGAACTGTTCCCCATCGGATCTCATAAGGCTGGGCCAGGGCCGAAGTACCTCGGCATCCCCTGCGCCTTCGATGGATGCGACCGGCAGGCAGTAACCCGCAATCTGTGCAATGCCCACGTCCAGCAACTGCGCCGAACCGGCCAGCTCAAGCCGTTGGGCACGCGGGTCAGAGAGAAGAAGAACGGGCTCGGGCAATGCAAAGAGGAAGGGTGCCCGGACCTGATCGCGCGCCAGGGGTGGTGCCAGGCCCATTACCGGCAGTTCCTCCGCAACGGCTGGACGAAAGCCAGAAGGGACCGGAAGTCCGGCCGGTGGGTGGACCCTCAGACGGGTTACGCCTTCATCAAGCGGGTCGGTCACCCGGAGGCGAAGTCGCGCGGGTGGGGCTATGAACATCGCATCGTCATGTCGGATCACCTCGGCCGCCCGCTTTGGCCGGATGAGAATGTGCACCACATCAACGGGGTGCGGGATGACAACCGCATCGAGAACCTTGAGCTGTGGTCCAAGTCGCAGCCCTGCGGCCAACGTGTCGAGGACAAGCTGGCGTGGGCGCTGGAGATCATCGAGCGCTACAAGGGTGACCCGTATGTGGTGGAGCGGCGCGAGGCGAAGCGCAAGCTAAAAGCCGTGCCCTCCTGAGAAACAGAGACCGTCTCCATGCTGCGTTTTCGTGCCCGCCGACCTGTGACCGAGAGTGGAGGTCGGTGTGCTCAAGAAGAACTCGTTCTCTGGCGGGACCGACGGCGCGAACATCACCACCAGCAACTCCGGCGGGACGTCGGGGAATGCGTTCGACTCTTGGGGCTCGGCGCCCTCCTACACGAGCAGCCAGGCAACCGGTCTACGCGCCCCGCTGGTCGCCAAGCTCCATGACCTGACGTCGAGCAGCGACTCCCTCATCTGGAACTACACCCTGAGCGCGCGCACGGTGTGGCTGAGGGAGTACCTGTATCTGTCGGCGTCGCCCGCCAGCGACAGCGTCATCGTGGACGAGAGCGAGTTCGCCGTCTGGATCACTCTCAAGACGGACCGGACTGTAACCATCACGTCCACGGGTTTCACGCCCGTCACCTTTGTCGCCTCGACGACGGCCCTGCCGCTCAACACCTGGTGCCGGATCGAAGCGAAAATCGTCTACGGCACCACTAGCTCCAACGGCGCGGTCGAGCTGCGGATCTACACCTCGGCCGACTCCAGCACCGCGACCGAGACCAAGACCGCCACCGGCGTCAACACCGGGACCACCGTAGGGTCGTCGATCGCGTTCGACGCTGTGTACGGGTTCGACCTCCTCGTCGATGATCTCGCCATCACCGATGTGGACTGGCTCGGGCCCGCAGCCATCAACGCCACAGCGACGCCCAGCGCGGTCCCCGCCAGCACCTCCGCACCCACCCCGACCATCAGCACCGGGCAGAGCCCCTCACCCGCCGCCGTAGCGTCTGTGGCCGCTGTGCCCGCCCCGGCGGTCAGCACGGGGCAGACAACCAACGCGACCACTGTCGCCGCCGTATCAGCCGTGCCCACCCCCACCATCACGGTTGGCACGGTCTCATCCGTCCAAGCCACGGCGGTGCCCGCCGTGGCGTCGGTGGCGGCGCCGGGCCTGTCGACAGGCAGCATCATCGCCCCAGGCGCGGTGGCTGCAGCAGGTGTGGTGCCGGCGCAGGGCGTCAGTGCGGGATCGATCTTCACCGCCTCGGCGGTTCCCGCCGTTGCCCATGTTCCCCTCGCCGTGGTTACGGTGCCGATCCTGCCCGGTGACCTGGTCGTCCTTCCTGGGCAGGTGGAGTACGACGGCACCCTGTGGGGTGAGGGGACCAGCTTCCGCGTCAACGAGATCACGGGGTGGACCAGCCTCCCCACCATCGACAACGGCAACACCCTCCGCCCGCAACGGCATGGGGCGTGGTCGGGGCGGAAGCTCGCTCAGCAGCGGCTCGTCACCATCAAGATGCAGGCCCTCGCCGGGACCGACCCGTCCACGGTGGATTCCCTGCTCGACGAGCTCGCCGCCGCGGCGTCCGTCCCCGATGACGAGTCGGAGCGGAACCTGGTGATCCGCGGGTGGGGGCCCAAGCGCATCGCCCGTGGCGCGGTGGTGGATTTCGTGTCGTCGATGGATGACGACTACTCGGTGGGGATGCCTACGGTCAGCGTGCTGATCGCCTGCTCCGACGCCCGCAAGTACGGGCTGACCGTGACCTCAGTGGTTGTGGACAACGGGTCCACGGCGGCGGCGGTGAATGAGGGGAACACCTCGACGCACCCGCTGGTGCGGATCAACGGGCCCTGCACCAACCCGTCCATCACGAACCAGACGACCGACCGCATCCTGTCGTTCGGGGTCACCTTGGCGTCGAACGAAACGCTGCTGGTGGACACCAATGCGGGCACCGCGGTGATCGGCGCCGCCGACTACATGCACACCCTGGCACCGCTCAGCGTCCCCCCGGAGGACTGGTACCTCGTCAAGGGCACCAACGCCATCAGCTACTCCGCGTCCAGTGGTGGCGCCAACGGGGTTGAACTGCAATTCCAGCCCGCCTACCTGGCCTGACAGATCGGGGGCGTGGTGAGTGTCACCTACCGGTACGTCGCGGCGGACCTGCTGACCGACGCCTACATCACGGACCTGCCGCTGCAGGACGTGACGTTCACCCGCCGCATCATCGAACCGGGCACCCTGTCAGCGTCGGTGGAGATCCCCGACGCGGTCATGGCGGACCGGGTCGCCAAGGTGATTCCCCGCCACCCGGTCGACCCGGGCGAGCCGGACGGCCTGTCCACCGGTCCCGGCCGCACGGTGATACACGTCTACCGCAACGGCGTCATCTGGGGGACCTACCTGATCTGGTCGGCGTCGGTGCAGCAGCAGGGCCGCGCCAACCCCAAGGTCACGATCCAAGGGTCCACCCTGGAGTCGTACCTCGGCCACGTCATCATCCGGCAGGACATCCCCTCCTTCGCCGGCGTCGACCAGGTGGAGATCGCCCGCCAGCTCATCACCCACATGCAGTCCGACCCGCAGGCCGACCTCGGCATCACCCTGCAACCAGGCATGTCCGGGGCGGTGCGGGACCGCACCTACCTCGGCACCGAGGCCGCCTCCTACGGGCAGCGCCTCACCGAACTCGCCCAGGTCGACGACGGGTTCGAATGGCTGATCGACACCAGCGTGGACGCCGGCACGGGGGTTCGGTCCAAACGGTGGAAGTGGGGGTACCCCACCCTCGGCAGCACGACGGGGTACGTGTTCAAGGGCGACGACGTCCTGTCGTGGCAGGAGGACATCGACGCCCTCCGCGGCGGCACCCAGTGGCAGACCCGCGGCGAGTCCACCAACACCGACGTCGCCGCCGGCAGCATCCCCCTGACGTCGCTCATCACCCCGGCGCAGGACTACATCGACGCCGGGTGGCCCCGCCTGGACCAGACGGTGGACTACTCCACCGTGTCGGAGCAGGACACCCTCGACAATTACGCCGCGTTCCTGGCCGCCAACCGCGGCGGCGCCGTGCGCGTGCACCGGGCGACTGTCCGGCTCGGCCCTGGGACGTCGTTCTCGCCGGGGAACCTGGGTGACTACGTGCGGATCATGCTGGTCAACGCGTGGTGGCCGGTCCGGTCCGGTGTCGCGTCCTTCAGCAAGTCGTGGCGGGTCATCGGGATCGATGTGCGCCCGGTGTCCCGCAGCGACGGCCAGGAGCAATGCACGCTGACGTTCGAGGAATCGGTGGACTCCTGATGGCCGTGGTGTACCCGGACGACGTCCTGAAGCGTGTCCGCGCCCTGGAGTTGGGGCAGCAGCAGCTTTTCACCAGCATCAACACGAAACCGGCGTTCAACCGGGTCGAGTCTGGGCCGCTGGTGGTGGGGCGGGTCGGCACCCGGCAGATCACCCTCAACCCGGACGGCGCCCTGAACCCGGAGATCTGGCTCGACCCCGACGGCACCGGCACCAACCCCACCCGGGTCGTCGCCGAGTCCGGCACCGGGCAAGCCGTCCTCAAGCTGTACTCCGGCACCTCGGGTGGGGTGCAGTCGTCCCTGACCCTGGACGCCGGCCAAGTGTCCATGACGTCCGGGGCCGGGTCGTTCGCCTACTGGGGCCACGACGAATCACGGTTCGGCTACAACGACTCCACCAGCGGGAACTGGTTCCGGTTCGGGCCGAACATCTGCCGCCACAACGGCGCCTGGGACGACTTCGCCAGCCTCGGCCCGAACACGGGCCTGCTGTGGGGGTCCATCACGATCGGCGGGTCAAGCACCTCCGCCACGGTCGGGTACCCGTCGGTGATGGCGTCCAACATGGGCCCGATCGTGTCGCTCCGCAACGGCGGCGGGGTGTCCATGGCGTGGTGCATCACCGCGTCCAGCGCGTCGTCGTACTCGGTCGCCTGGGCCACCTCCGTCTCTGTCGCGCTGTACCAGTGCGCGTTCCGCCACTAGTTGAGGGGGGCCGGGTGGACCGCGGCTACATCTACGAAACCCAAGCCAGCTTCACGCACCCGACGGTGGCGCCGGACCGCACGCACCCGCTGCTGCGCCCGTTGGCGGACGACGTCCACCCGGTGTGGGGCATCGTCTGCCACTACCCGGACTGGCGGGCCGACGAGACGAACCCGTCGAACGGCGACCACTGGGAGATCCGCCCGCACGTCCTGCTTGAGGAGTTCTGCTCCCGGTTCGGGTTCGACGTGGATGAGGTGCCCACGATCGTGGACACGATCCTCCACTACAAGCTTCCCGACCGCTCGGACGTCCTGGCCTGGCAGAACCCCACCACCGCGGCGGCGTTGAAGGCGGCGGAGGACATCCCCGACCCCACCGACGTCCGTCTCCCGTATGTCGAGCGCCGGGAGGCAATGCTGGCCCGCGCTGCCGTGGTGAAGGCACACCTCGTCCAGGTGACCCCGGCGCCGCGGGAGGACCGGCAGGCCGCCCTCGACTACCGCCGCGCGCTGGTCGAGCAGGCCGCCGAGCAGTGGGCCGCGGCCGGTGGTGAGCTGCCGCCGCAGTTCCTCCTCGGCCTGGACGACGTCGCCCCCGAGGACCCGCTGGAACTGATCACCTCCCACAGGTTGGACGGCAACCGTGTCCGCGCCCGCCGGGCGAGGGATGAGTGGGAGCTCGCCGCCGGCGACCGTGCCGTGCACCCGGCTGTGGCCGCGGCGGGGGCGCCGATGACGTTCGGCATGGACCGCCTCGTACCGCCCGCCATCCGGCCGGGCCCTTGATCGTGCCGCCCGCGCTGATGGGCTGTCGCCAGCCGTCAGGTAAGGGGAAGCCGCGGGCGGCACCCAAACACCACACAGAGCGGGGGATGAGTGGACCTGATGGCTGTCCCGTGGGTGCAGGGCTCCCTCGTCACCATCGTGCTGGCCATGATCTTCACGATGGCTGGGGCGGTCTTCAAGGGCTACCTGATCCCCCAGAAACGCCACGAGGAGCAGCTGGCGGATCTGCGCGCCGATCGGGATGCCCGGGTGGCCGAAGCCAACGCCGACGCCGAGGAATGGCGCCGCCTGTGGACGTTGGAACACGAGGCGCATGACCTGACCCGCCGCGCCTACGCAGAGGAGATACGGGCCGTGCTGCTCGCGTCAACGGAGGGCACCCAGATCGGTGTCGCCCTGTTGAAGGAGCTCAAGGCCAAGAGCGAGGCGCCATGACAGGTCGCGACCGGCCTGAGCTGAGTAAGGCCACCGAGGAAGCCGAGGAGTCGAGGCGTCGCGCTGAGCAGGACGCGAAGCGGGCCCACGAGTCGGCGCGGAAAGCGCTGGGCCTGGCCGAGATGCTGCGGCGGCTACGTGAGGAGAACGGGTTCGAGCAGATGTTCCTCGACGCGTTCGGAGGCCGCGGTGGATGAGCTGATGCGACTCACGGGGACGGTCCTCATCCTCGTGTCGGCGGTCCTGGCCACGGGATGTGTGGCCGCTCAGGGGCTGCTGGCCAGGTGGTGGAAGACCGACGCCGGCCGCCACACGTTCGTGTTTCAGGCGGTGTTCGCGCTGTGCCTGGATCTGTGGGCGTTGCGGGTGGTCGTTCCGGATGGGGCGTGGTTCCTGATCGCCCGGCTGGTCGCGTTCATGGGCGTGCCCGTGGTGCTGGCCTGGCGTCTCGAAGTCATCATCCGCACCTGGCAGCGGGGCCGCCGGGCGCGCGCCGAGAGCAAGGAGGACGCCAGCCCATGAAGGAGATCCGCACCAACTTCCACGGCGGCACGCAGACCACCGTGAACAGGATCGTCATCCACGCCACGGTGAGCCCGTGCACGCGCGGGGGAGCGGTGGCGGTTGCCCACTTCTTCCAGTCGCCGAAGACGGGTGGCAGCGCGCATTACGTGGTGGATCCGGGTGAGGTGGTCCGTTGCCTGCCGGAGAACGTCGTGGCGTTCCACGCACCCCCGAACACGGGGTCGATCGGTGTGGAGCTGTGCGACCCGCAGAAGGGCCCGTCCTCCCGGTGGGGTGACGTCGACCACGACGCGATGCTGCAGCAGGCCGCCCGACTGGTCCGGCAGATCGCGCAGCGGTGGGACATCCCGCTGCGGCAGCTGAGCGTGGCCGACGTGAAGGCCGGCAAGCGGGGGATCTGCGGGCACGTGGACGTCTCGAAGGCGTTCCACAAGACCGATCACACCGATCCCGGGTCGGGGTTCCCGTGGGACCGGTTCATGGACCTGGTGAAGGGTGACCAGCCCAAGCCCGAGCCGCCGGCGGACCCGGATGACAACCCGGTGCCGGAGTTCGCGCGGGTCCTGAAGGTGGCGGACCCGATGATGCACGGCCCGGACGTCGAGAAGTGGCAGAAGGCCGCCCGACGGTTCTCACCGAAGCTCGCGGTCGACGGCTGGTACGGCGCCGACTCCAAGCGGGCGTGCGAGGCCGTGCAGCGCGAGGTCGGCATGCCCGTGACGGGTGTGGTCGACGCAGAGACCTGGCTCCTCACATGGGTGTGGATGCCGAACTAAGGAGAAGTGATGAAGCGAATCCTCGCGCTCGTCGCCGCGGCGCTGCTCGCGGTGGGCGTGTTCGGCGGCGCTGTGGCCGCTGTGGCGGCGTCGGAACCGGCGAAGTCCTACGGCGGCTGCGTCAGCAAGTCGACCGGCTACCTGCGGATCCTGGAGAGGAACAACCTCGCCAAGAGCTCCGTGGGCAAGTGCAAGTCCACCGAGCGGCGCATCACCGTGCCCAGCACGTCCGGGCTCATCAAGGGCGACAAGGGCGCGACCGGCGCGTCGGCGTTCGAGGTGTGGCGCGACCTCAAGCTGGCCGACGGTACCCAGCCGAACAAGGCCAAGACCGAGGCGGACTACCTGGCGTCGCTGAAGGGCGACACCGGCCCGAAGGGCGCGGACGGCAAGGACGGCGCGACCGGCCCGCAGGGCCCGAAGGGCGACCCCGGCCGGGGACTCGACGGCGCCCCGTTCAAAATGACGTTCGCAGGCAACGGGCCGTGGACGTGCTCCTGGCAGGCGGACACCGAAACCCTCGCCTGCGTCACCCCGGCGAGCTGAGCTCGTGCCTTCACGGATGCTGGGCCGGCGCCCACCCAAGCGGGCGCCCGCCCTCAAGCTGTCCCGCTTCCTGACCGGTGCCGTCCCCGCCCACCCGCCCGCGGCCGACCATTTCGCCCAGGTCGGCGACTGGGGGCTGTACACCAACGACAAGTACGGCGTGTGCGGCCCCACGTCCGTCGCGAACCAGCGGAAGCTCGTCAGCAAGTACCTCGGCGGGGCAGAGCAGTCCCCGACCCTGGCCGACGTCTACGACCTGTACCGGCGGTCGGGCAACCCCACCTTCAACCCGGCCACGGGTGCGGGGGACAACGGGGTCGACATGCAGACGATGCTGGAAGCTCTGCTCGCCGGCGGGATCGGCGGGGTGAAACCGTTGGCGTTCGCTGCGGTGGACGCCCGCGACCTCGACGAGATGCGCGCCGCGATCAGCATCTTCGGCAGTGTGCTGCTCGGGGTGGATTTGGAGACGGCGCAGGACGCGCAGACCGACGCCGGGCTGTGGGACTACCGCCGGACCCCGGAGTGGGGCGGGCACGCCGTCGTGTCCGGCCGGTACGTGGACGTCACACCGGACCGTGGGGACCGTACCGCGGTCGTCACGTGGGCTCACGTGGTGGACATGACGGACGCGTTCGTGCAGCACCAGGTGGAAGAGGCGTGGGTCGTGATCTGGGCCGAGCATCTGGGCGCCCGAGCGTTCCAGGAGGGCGTGGACCAGGTGGCGCTCGCCGCGGCGTATGAGGAGCTGACGGGCCGCCCGTTCCCTGCCCCGGTGACGCCGCCGGCTCCGCCCACGCCCGTGGGCGCCGATCAGGCGCTGGCGCAGGCGATGCGGTCCTGGCTGTCCGCCAAGGGCCTGTAACCCCCCGCTGTTCGTCCCGCCAGAGGTTGGCGGGCCTGTCCCCCCGAAGGAGGGGCTTGTGAACTCAGGTTTCAAGATTCTCGGCCGTGACCCCGCGGCTGTGCTCTACGGACTCCAGTCCATCCTGGCCGCCCTCGTCGCGTTCGGCGTGTTCGGGCTGACCGAGCAGTCGGCCGCGGTCCTGCTCACCATCACCTCCGGCGTGTTCGCCCTCATCACCGCCGCGGTCACCCGCCCGTGGCAGGTGTCGCTGTTCACCGGCGCCGCGAAGACGATCCTGACGGGTCTGGTGGCGTTCGGGCTGCCGGTGTCGGAGGTGCAGATGGGTGCGATCATCTCGGCTCTGACGATCGTTCTGGGGCTGCTGCTGTACGGGAACGTCTCCCCGAAGGAGACCGCGCTCACGCGCGCCTGAGCTGAGGGCCCGTCGGATCGGCCCCACGTCCCGACCGGTGCCCTCTGCGGTGAGAGGTCCAGGGCGACCTCAACAACCCGCCGGCCGCCTGCTCCCCACGCCCACCGAGGGGGAGCAGGCGGCCCTTCCCCGTTTTGTCGGTCCTGGGGTCTACCCTCTGGTCCGTCTGTCGTCGCTCGGTCAGCCACACAGACACAGCGCCCCCACCCCTCGACGGGGGTGGGGCGCTGTTCGCGTTCCGGCCCTCCCCCTCCTAAGGGCCGGGCACCGGATCATGGTGCATGACGCCACCGACACGCGGACGGCGATCACACCCCTGGAACACCAAGCCCCTCTCGCCCGGTTGGGCGGGAGGGGCCTTCGTCGTCTCTAGGAGTTCTTCAGCCTGGGGTTGAGCGACCTAGCAGAGATGGTCGTTCGCCAGCGGCACCCGTCGAGTCCGCCGCCGCTCCCAGCACGGTTGACAACGAAACCCGTACCGAACAACTCCTCGTCGCCGTAGCGCACCCGCACGGACACCTCATCACGTGAGTCAGTGACGGGCTCAGCGCTGGTGATCGTCACGGTAGCCATCTTGCGGAGGAAGATCGGCTCTCCGACCGTTCGCGCCTCGTAGTCCGGGACGTAGCCAGGCTCGACCTCCTGCCCGCAGATCCGGCACGTGTGGCGGAGGACCGTGTAGCCCTCGCCTTCGCAGACTCCGCCGCAGGAGCCGTCACACGGCATCTCTACACGCTCGCTGTTCAGCGTCGGCAACTCCCCGCCTTCGGCGAAAGCGTGGAAGTGCCCGGCGGCGTCGATGAACTCCCAGCCCGGGTCTGGCTTGGTTGCCCGCTCTGAACGGACGTACTCAACGTCCTGCTGGATCTCTATCTCGCACGGCCACTCGCGGCCGTTGTTGACAGCCGCCATGGCGGTGAGTGTGCCTGCGTTCATGTCTCCTCCAAAGTCGAGCGTATGACGAGGGATAGAAGATCAGTGCGGGTAGCTCATAATCCGCGTTATCGCTCGGTTCACCACAGGACCTTCGCGACCTTCACCGAGGGGTCGTTCTCCAACCGCCGCGGCGAGTGGAGATAGATCTCCGTCGTCTCGATCGACGAGTGACCGAGCGCGTCCTGAATTTCCCGCGGCGACGCCCCCCGCTCGTGAGCCAACGTGGCGAAGGTGTGCCGCAACGTGTGGGGGTGGACCCGCTCCGGCTTGTGCAACCCGGCCTCCCGGGCGAGCCGCTGCACGAGCTCGGCGACGTACCCCGTCGTGAGCGGCTTCCCCTTCGACGACAGGAACAGCGGCCCCGGCCCGTCGCCGCGGACCGCGAGGTAGGCGTCGATCGCGGCGCCGGCTTCCTCAGGCAACTGCCGGGTGCGGATCTTCCCGCCCTTGCCGACGATCCGCACCGTCCGCATCCCGCGCTCCCACCCCAGCGAGTCCAGGGGGAGGGAGGTGACCTCGGCCACCCGCGGCCCCACGGAGAGCATCAGCGCGACGATCGCCGCCGTCCGCACCCGCTGCCGCCCGTGGTCGTTGGCCGCGGCCCGGTTCAACGCGAACGCCTCCGACTCGGTCAGGCCGACCGTCTTGGACTCCTTGCGGTTGGTCTCCGGCCGGTTGGCGTCCCGGAACCGGTTGGCCTCCAACCCGCCCGCCTTGACGAGGTAGGTGTACCAGGACGACACCGCGGCGAGCTTCCGCGCCGCCGACCTCGCGGACAGTCCGCGCCCCCGCTCCAGCCACCGCCCGTAGGCGTCGCCGTGGCCCATCGTCGCCGCCAGCGGGTCGAGGTCGCGTTCGTTGCAGAACGCCAGCCACTCCCGGAGGTCCCGCCCGTACGCCGCGGCGGTGTGCTCGGACCGCTGGCGGAGCAGCCACGCCCACACGAGCTGCTGCACGTCCGGCCCGAGGGTGACCATCTCGGCGCGCAGATGCCGCTTCCACTGCGGCTCCCGGCCACCGGCCGGCTTGTCGAGGTCGGCGCCGACGACTTGGCCCACGAGGACATGCGTCATGCGGGTGATGCTCCTCTCAAAGGCGGGGGGCGGGTTCAGCTATCTGCCGGCCGAGGGCGAGGGCCGCCATCACTTGGAGGCGGCAGACCTCCACCTGCTCGCCGTTCACCCACACGCAGCCGCAGGGCAGGGTCCGGTCCGGCTGGGGCGTCTTGGCCATCGTGCTCACCTTTCATAGATGTGAGGTTGGCGTCCCGCCCCCGGGGAAGGAGGGCGGGACGCCAAGGGGTTGGTCTCAGGCGGCGGCCTGCGTCGCCTTGCCGCCCTCGTTCACCGCGGCCTTGAACTCGCTGCCGGGCTTGAACTTCGGCGCCCAGGACTCCGCCACCGGGACGATCTGGTCGGTGCCGGGCTTCTTCGCGGTGCGGGCGGGCTTGTGGACCATGTCGAACGCGCCGAACCCGGTGATGGACACCTTGTCCCCGGAGGCGACGGCGGTCTTGATGGCGTCGAGGACCGCGTTCACGGCGTCCGTGGCGGTCTTGCGGTTGCCGGTGGTGTAGGCGACGGCGTCGATGAGCTGAGCCTTGTTCACGTGTTCTCCTTGTTCGGTGGTTGTGGAGCTGGCGCTCCGGCCGTTCCCGCCCGACACCAGCCGGGCGGGAACCCGCAACGTCAGCGCTTGTAGACCCAGCCGTTGCCGTCACACGCTCCGCACACGCGGACGACGTAGTGACCGTTCTTCGGGACCTGCCAGCCGCCCTGCCCTTTGCATGCGCTGCACTGCTCGACTGCTCTCCTAGCCAGACCCATCGGGGTCTCCCTTCAGTGGTGGGTGTCGGCCGTGGACCGGTCGGTCACGGTCAGGTCGGTGATGACGTAGGAGGGGGCGGCTTCCAGCTCCAGCACGCGGCGGCCTTCGATCGCACGCAACGGCGCGGGCTGCGGCTCGGTGGCCGGCAACCGCACCATCCGGTTCGCGCGGACGGCCAGCAGCACCGGGGCGACCAACGCCACCACGGTCCCGACCGCGGCCAGGACGACCACGGGCGCCCCCACGTACACCAGGGCGGCACCGCTGACCGCGACCGTGGCGACGGCGAGGCCGGCCCGGGTGCACAGGGCAGCCAGAGCAACCTCGGCCACCACCGCGCCGGCGGACACCTTCACGGGTCTGCACATGGGGTCACCGGTCCATGTCGGCGAGCTCGGCGCCGACGCACTCGTGGGAGCAGTAGGCGTCGTTCTCGCTCGTCGCGTACGGGCCGTCCATCACGCTCGGGCCGGTGTACCGGGTCCCGCAGTAAATGCAGCGCTTGGACTTCATTTGTCTTCTCCTCGGCCGAGTAGGCGGGCGCCGCCGCGGCGCTTGCGCCCGGTCCCTTGGCAGCGCCAGCAGTCGCCGAACGCGCCCTTGAATGAGGTGGAGTGGATCTGGCCGGTGCCCTTGCAGTGCCCGCACGGCTTGTACGGCAGGAACCAGCACGAGATCAGGTAGCAGGCTCCGAGGAACGCGCCGATCGCGATCAGTGCGAGCACAGGGATGCCTCCTTTCGGTGGTGATTTCGGGGTCTGGAAGGGGGTCTAGGGAGGGTCTAGGACTAGACGGTTTGGCTCTAGGAGCTAGACCCTGGGCCTAGGAAACTAGAGCCTTCCGACCTGCGAAGATGCGTTCCTAGACGGGCTAGACGGGGGTCCGAGGGGGTGGCTGAATCACCTCCCGAAGAGGCGATTCAGCGCCTCGGTGAAGTCGCTGCGCCGGTAGCCGTTGCGGTTGGTCCCGTCGATGTCCTGGCCCTTCGGCTGGAGGCCCAGAGGGCGCAGCCTGCGAGCGAGTTCGGCCGGGTCGTTGGGGTCATCAGCCACCCCCGCCCACGCCGGGTCGTCGCTGATCCGGTCGAGCAGGTCCGCCGTCCAGATCTTCTCGGCGTCGCCGCACGCGGCGATGCACGCCTTCAGCAGCAGCACGTCCGGGCTGCTCTCCCTGGCGGGGAGGGTGCCCGCGGACTCGCGAAGCCGGTACGCCCGCCGGGTGATGGCGGCCACGTCGTTGTCGTCGATGAAGCACGACCGCAGCCACACCGGCATCGCGCCCTCAGCGAGCAGCAGGCCGGCGCCGCGCTGGGTGGAGTCGATGGTCGAGGCGTTGTAGCCGCGGCCCGCCCACCCCTGCCCGAGGATCGTGTCGGACGCCTGCGGGGTGGTGCAGCGCAGCGCCCACCGAATCGACAGGATGTCCCGCAGCAGGGTAGGGACGACCTCGGCCGCCGGCCGCTGGGTCGCGGCGGACAGCACGATGCCGGAGGCCCGGCCGCGGGACACCAGGTCCCACAGCACCTTCACGATCTTCTTGCCGAACTCGTCGTCGGTGGTGAACCGCTGGATCTCGTCGATGTGGAGGAACTCCAGCGGCATGCCGAGGTCCTCCCAGTTCTCCGCGGTGACCTTCCGCTGCCCGGCCCGCTTGAGCCCGCGGTAGCGGTCCTCCATCACCTCCTGAAGTTCGAGCGCCACGTCGTAGCACGCCTTCGGGTCGGGCTCGGCGAGGAACCGGTGCGCGATCTGCTCGTAATCCAGCAGGTCAGCGCCGCCCTTGCCGTCGATCAGCCACATGCGGGCGTGCGGGTCGAGCGCGACCGCGCCGAGCACGTTGTGGTCCGCGGAGCTCTTACCGGACCCGGCCTCACCGCCGACCAGGAGCGACCGCTCGATGAGGGAGAACTTGACCGCCCGGCCGCGGGCGTCCAGCCCGACGTGGACCTTCTCCCGCCAGATGTCGAACGGGTCCGCCCGAGGCACCAACGGGGAGGGGACGGGGTCGCCGGAAAGCGGGTCGTCGTCGAAGCATTCGATGGTGACGCGGCCGTTGTGCCCGCGGGCGGGGTCGATCGCGACCTGCGGCATGCCGACGCCGAACGCGGCGGCGATCTCCGGCTGCCGCTTGATGAGCTTGGCCGCCGGCACACCCGCCTTGGGCTCGACCGTGGCGACCCACCCGCTGTTGGAGCCGTTCCTGGTCACGGGGCCGATGACGCGGATGTCGTCGGCCTTGCCGAGCTGCCCGGCCGCCTCAAGGGCGTGCCGGATGGCCTTGCTGCCCGGGTGGGTGCCGAGGACCGTCCGCTCGTCGCTGCCGTTGGTGTCCTTGGCGGTGGCGATCGCGTTGACCACGCCCCCGGCGGTCATCACGAGCAGCGCCGCCCCGGCCGGCGGGAGCCAGATCGCCCACCAGTCCTGCGCCCACCCCCAGGCGTCACCTGCGGCGAGGGCACCGGCGGAGTAGAGGGCGATCTTGCGTCGGCGTTCGCGGATGGCCTCGACGAACTCGCCCTTGCCGTTGGCGAGGGCCTGGGAGTGGTCGGCCGCGGTGATCCACCGCCACCACGCGCCGAGGATCCTCGCCGATCCCTCGGTGGAGTGCCGGGCGGCGGCCTTCACGACGGGCATGGCGCGTGAGCTGCGGACCCGGTCGGCGCGGAGGGCCAGGTCACCGCGGGTGCGGGTGACCACGGCCAGGACCTCACGGCGGACCTTCGGCGCCGGCGGCGGGGCCTTCTCCACGTCCTGGGCGTCGCGGGTCACCGGCAGGCGGATGACCCGGGCGTCGCGCCTGGAGTCGAAGTTCGGTGCCTCGGTCATCGGGTCCCCCACAGGGTGAGCGGCTGCCACCCGAGCAGGTCGCACAGGTGGCGGTGGGCCAGGTCGGCGAACAGGGCGGTCCCAGCCGCTAGGTGGCGGGCACCGTCGAACGCCACGATCAGCAGCCCGCCGGCGGCCAGGGCGAGCGCGGCGGCCAGGATGCCGGCCACGATGAACGGCGCACGCCACCCCTGGGAGCGCAGGGCGCGGCCGAGCTGGGCGGGTGTCCACCCGTCGGGGCAGGGCTGCCGGGTGGACTTCAGGACCAGCACGAGGACGGTCAGGATCAGGCAGGCGAGCATCACGACACCTCCGTCGTGGTCATAGGAACGGCATCCGTGGTGGCCGACGCGGTGGGCGGCTTGACGATGTTCCGAGGGAGGAAGACGTAGCCCTTGGCGGCCAGTTCATCGCGCGCGGCCTGGACACGGAGCCCGGCCCACCCGCGGCTGAACCCGAACTTGTCGTTGACCTCGCTGTAGGTGGGGGTGCGGCCCTTGCGCATCGCCGCGCGGATCCATTTCTCGGCGTCGCGGTTGTCCTGCTCATCGGGCCTGTCGCGGTCACCGTCCTGGTCACCAGAAGGGGCGTCGCCCGTGGCAGGGTCGGTGGCCGGCGCGGGGGTGATCGCGGGTGTCTCGGTCGGACACTCGACCGTCGGCTGGGCGGACACTTCGCCGGAGACCGCGGCGAGCTCGGCGATGCGCAGTTCGGTGACCGTCAGCGCGTCGGACTGGGCGCGGATCAGCGCGCCCTGAGCGGACACCAGGCGGTCACGGGTCCGGTCGAGCAGCCGCGCCGCCTCGGTCGTGGTGGTGTCCATCTGGACGGCGAGGATCGCCACGGCGGGGGACTGCTCACTGTGGCGGACCGCCCACCGGAGCGCCTGCCACGTCTCGGCCCGGTGCAGCAGCCAGCGCAGCATCGAGAACTTCGGCGCCCTCGGGTCGATCAGCCCGGCCGCGCGCAGCTGCTTGCGGTGGACGTACCGGGAGTGCATCGCCCACAGCCACGGCGACAGCAGGGAGGCGAGGCCGAACATGATGGCCTTGTCCGTGGGGTGCCAGTCGGTGGCGTAGTGGTGGTAGTTCAGCCCGGCCACGAGCGCGGCGATGCCGTAGGACGCGGCCCGCAACCGGAACACGCTGTCGCCTTCGATGAGGGCGACGTGGGCGTGCCAGCCGACGTAGATGGCGATCGACTCGACCACCGCGGCGGCGCCCAGCGCGCCCGGGAGGGGCCAGCCGAGGCCTTCGTGGAAGGCGTTGACCTGGCCGGCGACGGCGACGAGGTTGACGCCGACGATCGCGGCGACGAGAACGAGGGCGCGGCGGAGCCGGTCGGCGCGGTCCCGTGTGGTTTCCCACCAGGCGGCGCGGTCGACGGTGCGGGCGGCCTTGCGGCGGCGCTTCCACTCCTGGGCGCGCTCCTCCCGGCGGAGGCGGGCTTCGGCGAGGACCTCGGCGCGCCGGGCCTGGGCTTCGGCGTCGCGGGCCCGCCGCTCGGCCCGGGTGAGGCGGGCGTGCTCGGGACGCTCGGTCTCCGGCTCGTCGGCCCTGGGGGCGAGATGGATCTGGCTCATCGGGTCCTCTGCGTGTGGTCTGTGGTCTGGTGGTGGGGTGCGGTCCCCGGGTCCGGGGGTGTCAGGTCTGCCGGCCCGGGGACCGCTCACGGCTTGGGCATCGCCCGGCACTTCTCGGCGTGGGACTGCGCCCACGGGCGGACCATGAACTGCAGGTTCCAGTCCGACTTGCTGCTTCCGAACGTGCTGGTGCAGCCGGTGCAGGCGGCGACGTGGTCGTCGCCCTCGCCGCAGTCGTCCTTCTCCACGCGGATGTCGACGGTGGCGCCGCCGACGGTGAGGTAGCGGGCGATGACGCCCTCGGGCCAGGCGGTGGTGTTGATGGTCTTGGTCATGGCGGTGTTCTCCTTCGGTGGTCTGGTTCGGGGTGGGGTCCCGGGTCCGCGCCTGGCCACGGAACCCCGCGATCAGCGGCGGCGGACCTGACGCCCGCGGCAGATGTGGCCGCCGGTGGAGTGCGCTCCGCAGTCACGGCACACGTTGATCGGGGTGGGCTGCTTCTTCGGGGTGGGCGGCGGGTCCTGCTTCGCGGTCATCGGGTCACCCCCGCGGGGTGGAACTCGACGCTCAGGTCCGCGGCGTACACGCCGTGACCACCGATGGGGCAGGTGTAGAGGACCGGGCCGCCGTCCAGCGGGACGGAGTGGGTGGGGCAGGTCGCGGTCACGACTCGGCCCCCCAGCAGATGAGGCACTCGGCGTCCGAGCAGCCCTCCATGTCTACGTGGGGGAGGGAAGACAGGTCGTCCGGGGCCGCTTCGCGCTGGGCGAGGATTCGCGCCGCTGCGGCGGCCAGGATGCCGAGCTCGTGCTCGGTGAAGGCGTTGTGGACGGTGCTGTCGAGCGCCATCAGGCCCCGTCGAGGGCCGAAGGCGTTGACCAACTCCATCGCAAGGGCTGTCCCCATGCCGAGCCCAAGGGTGAACGAGGGATCTGCAGGGTCGGCGTGTGGCTGGGGGTCTGGCGTACCCTGAAGGGGCATTCGAGACTCCTGCTCTCGATTGGGCCCCGGTGGAGGTCGCATCTCTGCCGGGGCTTTCCTTTGCTAGGACCTATCGGTTAGGTTCTAGGAACAACCTAACCGATAGGTTGAGGTGAGGCAAGAGACCCGGAGCATCCATGAACCGAGTAGTGCTGCCCAGCAGGTACGACAGCGGGGGTATAAGATCGCAACCTAGTCGTGAGGGGAGAGGTATGACCATCGAAGACCCGCGTCCCCGCTACCAGCAGGTTGCTGACCTGCTGGCGGCCGAGATCCGCGACGGGAGATGGCCGCAGGGCGCCAAGCTGCCAAGCCAGCCAGAGTTGGCGAGGCGCTTCGGCCTCTCCCAGACTTCCATCGCCAGGGCTATGGAGGTACTGAAGGCGACGGGCCTTATCCGCTCAGAGTTCGGTGGAGGGTCGTACGTCCTGGAAGCCCCGGCAACGAAACGGGTGCGGACCATCCCATCGAGCTTTCAGACGGGAACTCCCAGCGGGTTTGCTGCCCAGATGCGAGCGGCAGGACTGGAGCCTCGAACCGAACTGGACATCCGCGGTCCGGAGGATGCGCCGCCACACGTGGCCGCATGGCTGGGTTTAGATGACGACGAACAAGTGATGGTTCGGGCCCGGCGGATGTATGGCGGCGAGCGACCAATGCAGCTCGCCACCTCCTACATTCCCTGGCGGATAGCAGGCGAGATCCAGCCATCCGAGGTGGACACAAACCCTGCCGGGCTGTACGCCGTCCTTCGGGAGCACGGATACGGCCCGGTCCGCTTCTTCGAAGAGATCGAGGGCCGCCGGCCCACACCTGACGAGGCGGCGTTCCTCGGGCTGTCTGATGTGCAGCTGGCCTTTGAGGTGGTCCGTGTGGCCGTTGGCGAGGATGAGCGGCCCATTGAGGTGTGTGTGAACGTCCTCGCACTGTCTAGGTGGCGCCTGCGATACGAGTGGGAGAGCGAATAGGCGCGATCGCCGCAGCTGGGCCGTCTGACGCGTAGGGCCGCCCCCGACCGGACTCGGGGGCGGCCCTACGCGATTGCGGGCGGGTCAGCTACCTGGACAGGACCCACTCGCCCGTCTGGTCGGCGAAGCCGCTGTTCAGGGAGAACTGGAACTTCGCGAGCTTGGTCGACTTCGGCACCTCGAACAGGATGACGCCCTTCCGGCTGTCCCCGGGCCGGACCGTTACGGCGTTGAGCAGCACGCCTTCGCGGACCTCGCCGAACGTCGAGTTGTACTGCTGCCCCTGGTCGTCGATCAGCTTGGCCCCGTTGGAGGGGCTGTCGTCGTACACGGCCTGCCCGGTGTTGCCGAGCTTGACCTCGACCGCGACGTACCGGTTGCCGTCCTGCGGCTTGGTGAACTCGTTCTTCGGGGTGGCGTCGTTCACCACCTTGGTCACGGTCACGTCCACCTTGAGACCCTGGTCGATGCCCTTCAGGCTGACCGTGGCGCCGACGGCGACCGGCTCGGGGGCGCCCCCGGGGGGCGTGGTGTCGGCCGGCTGATCCTGCGGCTGATCCTGCGGTTGGGCCTCGGTCGCTGTCGGTGCGGTGGCGGTGACGACGTCCGGGGTGGAGTTGCCGGCCAGCGCGACGATGGCGGCGCAACCGCCGAACAGGAGCAGGGCTCCGACGCCGATGATGATGAGGATTAGCGGGGCGTTGGACTTTTTCGGCGGGGGAGGGGGCGGGTATCCGTAGCCGGGCGGCTGGCCGTAGGGCTGCTGGTACTGCGGCTGCTGCCCCGGCTGGGTGTGCCACTGTCGTGGATCCTGGGGGCCTTGCTGGTGGGCCAT